AGTTAGATAAGTTTCATATAAATAAATTGTACTTAGATTCTATTCAATATAATATACCCAGAAATAAAATAATTATATTATCGAATAATTTTGGAATAGAGGATAATATTAATAGATATAAATCAAAATATAAAATAAAAAATAGTAAGGATTTTTTGTGCATTATATATAATTTACATATGCTATATAAGGGTAATGAATTAATCGATTCTCAGACGGTTGACTTATTCTTAAAAGAGGATGATATTATTAGTTACAAAAAAAATAAACTTTTATTTTTAAATAGAAGGTTACACCCACATAGAATATTAATGTTATGTTTATTAGCAGAATCTAATAATATAGAAAATAATTTGATATCGTTTGATATGAACTATACTAATACGGATTATTTTATAGATTATATAAAAACGCATAATTATCTTGGATTGGATGAATATTCTGAGCCAAATGAGATTATAAAAAATATAATAAAATCCAATGATATGTTAAAAATAACAAAGGGTTATGATATTTTAACAAAAATTAATAAAAAATCATTAGATATAGAAAATTATGAATCAATAGAGGGTAGGTCTTTAGAAGTTGATGATGTTTCATTATATAAAGATAGTTATTTTAGCCTTGTTTCCGAAACAGAATTTTTTACAAAATGGAATATATATACAACTGAAAAAACAATAAAACCAATACAACAATATCATCCGTTTGTTATATTAGGAAACCCAAATACTTTAAAATATTTACAATCAATGGGATTTCAAACATTTTCATCCGTTTGGGATGAGAGTTATGATAATGAAATTATTGATTCTGTTAGAATATTTAAAGTAAGCAAACTCGTTAATTCTCTGATAAAAAAAACTGATGATGAGTGGGTGGATATATTAAAAAAAATAAAACCAATACTTATACATAATCGAGAATTATTAAAAAAATATTCTGCAAATAATAATATTTTTAATATAGAACAAACCATATATAAAAATTTAACAGATGAATCCATTCAAAATTATCAAAAATTATTTTAATAAAAGAAAACAAGAAAAACTCTATAAAAAGAAGTTAGAAGAACTTCGTAAAAGAGACCCATTCATTTACAAAAATCACTAAACTTTTTGTAACCCATATTTATATACTGATAAGGTATATACTAAATGAATGAACTTTCTAAATATCTCGTAGAGCAAATTCTACTCGAGGATGATAATCCTATTAAAAAGATAGTAGTTGTTTATGTTGGGAGATTTCAACCTTTCCATAAAGGACACTATTCTACTTACCAACATCTTGTAAAGAAATTTGGTAAAAATAATGTCTTTATAGGAACTTCTAACAAAGTATCTAAACCGAAATCTCCATTTAATTTTAAGGAGAAGGTTCAGATAATGACATCGATGTTTGGTATACCTAAATCCAAAATACATCAAGTTAAAAACCCATACCAACCAACTGAAATCCTTAAAAAGTTTGATGAAACTACCACTGCCTTCATAACTGTTGTTGGTGAGAAGGATAAATCTCGTTTAGGTGGTAAATACTTTACTCCATTAAAAGGAACTCCAACTGAGGGGTATAGAGATAGGGGATATGTTTACGTATCACCATCTCAATCCAACCCAATAAGCGGTACTGATGTTCGTAATGGATTATCATTAGGTTCAGATGAACAAAAACAATCTTTCTTTACAGATAGAGCATACCCAAAATATAACAAAACCATATTCAACTTAATCACTTCTAAATTAAACGAAGGTATCTTTATTCCTAAAGAACGAATTGAAGAATGGTTAATCAATGAAGCATCTAATGTTGTTGGTAATATGGGTAGTGATGTTGATGATGGACCAAACAACTTTTTTCCTAACTTTGATATCTTTTCTAAAATAAACGTTAAAAGAGCTGCAAAGATTGGATATGAGATTGTTAATATGATATCATCTAAAGAATTAGAAGATTATTATGAACACCCAATTTATCCTAATGGGCCTGTAAAAGCAGTAACCCCATTCCCTGCTGGTGTTCTTGGTGCTAAAACTGCAACTAACCAAATTGATATCTATTCAAGTGATGCTTACTCAAAATGGTTTACTCATGTTACTCGACAGGCAGCATTGGTAGGATATTCGGTGGTAAGTGGAATAGAATCTAATCAGACTGATAAAGAAACTGCACTTGGTTCTCAACAAGGAGATAAAGAATCTCAATCGGAATATGAAAACTCACTTAAAGAGGCAATAAACTTACCAGTAGAAATTGGTGATACTTTATTAATGGGTAAATTTAAGAACAAAAAAGTTGTTGTTAAATCTATTGGTAAAGATGAACATGGTATGCCAACTATTAATGGTAAGAAAGTAGTTACATTCAGATATATGAATGAAAACTTTGTAGTAGAACTCGCAGGAACTACAATCCAATGTGAAAAATGTAATCATTCATGGGAAATAGAATCTGATGATAACGAAAAGTATCTATGTCATTCGTGTGGTTGGGATTCTCAACAACAAGAATACGATTATGATGCATTTGATTCATGGCAAGAAAAGAATGGTATATTGGGAGAATCTGAAGATTTAGAAGAACGAGGTAAGATGAGACCAGCTGATAAGTTGAGAAGAAAAGCTGCAATGGCTGGTAAGAGAGCTCAAATAGCAAGGAGACGAGCAAGAACAATGAAGAGAAGAAAACCTCTTTCTAAACTTAAAAAGATTGCTTACAAGATGGCATACCGACAAGTTTATGATGAGTTTGCAAAAGAATTATTTCCCGATATAAAGAAATCCGATTTATCTATCAAACAATCTCAGGTAGTTCACAAGAATGTAGTTAGAAAAAAAGGTAGAATATTGAAACGAGCTAAGTTTAAGTTCTTACCTGTTTTACGTGCAAAGGAAGTAGAGAAATTCTCTCCTAAAAACGAACAAATTACAAAAATAAATGAAGGAATTGAAAATACTTTATCAAGTAAATATAAAGTTGATTTAGATATTTACGAATACCCAAATCACTTAGAGTTGAGAAGAGTTGTAGTACCACAAGACCAACGAAATAAAGGTATTGGTTCTAAGGTAATGCAAGACTTGATAAAATATGCACAACAAAATAACAAAGATATTTTCACAACACCAAGTTCGGATTTTGGTGGTTCGAAATCAAGATTAGTTCAGTTCTATAAATCATTTGGATTTAAGAATAACAAAGGTTCTAACCGAGATTTTAGAAGTAAAGAATCTATGGTTCGTTTAAGTGAAGGTAAGGAACTTGAAAAGTTAGGAATTACTAATTTCAAATCACTATTCAAAAAAATGCCATCTGAATTACAAAAAAGGGTATATAACTTAAAAAACTTTGGACAGAGGTTGGATAAACATCCAGAGGGTAATGTTTTAAAACATACAATTACAGTTGTAAATCGTTCTTTAAAAGATGATGATATTGATATTGCAATAGCAGCAATGTTTCACGATATAGGAAAAGATGAAACCGCAGGTATTCATCCAAAGAAGGGTCATATTACACACTTTGGGCACGAAAAAGTTTCTGCTTCATTGGTAAAGAAATATAAAGATTGGATTAAGTCCGTTGGTGGTAATGTTGCTAATGTTTTATACGTTGTTAAAAATCATATGAGATACAAACAACTATCTGATATGAGACCAATAAAACAAGATAAATTAAAATCATTCAGAGCATATGATAAACTAAGTAAATTCTCCAAACATGATAGAGGTGGATTGGGTGAATCTTTAAGTGAATCAACTGATAAATTAAAATTATCTATACCAACTGATATACAAAAGATGCATACTGCATTTAAAGAAAAATATAACGAAGGTATGAATGATAATATAGATAAGTTATTAGAGGATTTAGATAATCATATTGTTGAGATGTTTTATCCAACAACTAAAACATCAGACCAGTTAATAAAAGAAAATATTAACGAATCTAATATGTTAATGGAAGGTGGTGCATATGGGCATATGAATCATCCATTTGATACTGAAATCAACTTAACCTTTGGACAACTTAAAGATATCGTTAATCGTGCATTGGAAGGTAACTTAGAATTTACACGAGAAAAAACTGATGGTCAAGCACTTGCAGTTTCTTGGGTAAATGGAAGATTAGTTGCTGCAAGAAATAAAGGACATCTAAAAAATAGTGGTGAGAATGCATTAGATATAAAAGCAGTTGCTGATAAGTTCGCTGGAAGGGGTGAATTGGAAAAAGCATACAACTTTGCTATGAAAGATTTATCTGATTCTATTAAATCACTATCATCAAAACAACGAGAGAAGATTTTTAAAGGAGGTTCGTGTTTTATGAACCTTGAAGTAATATATCCTACTTCAGTAAATGTAATTCCTTATGGTCAACCTCTATTAGTATTACATGGAACAATGGAATATGATGAGAATGGTGTTGCAATTGGAGAAAATGCAGATGCTGGGAGAATCTTGGCAGGTATGATTAAACAAATCAACAAAGATGTACAAAATAATTACACAATTCAAGGTCCACCTGTAATTAAATTACCAAAATCACAACAATTATCCTCTAAAAAAGGAAAATATACCTCACAAATTTCTAAATTACAAAAAGAATTCGGTTTAAAGGATACTGATGGAGTTGCAGAATACCACCAAGAGTGGTGGAAACAATGGATTACTAAAAATTCACCAACAACACTCGATAATAAAACTCTAATGGGGTTAGTTAAGAGATGGGCATTCATGGATAAGAAGTTTAGATTAGATAAAAAGAATATTGCTGATGAAAAAACTCTAATTTGGGCAAAGAAAATTGATTCACAAGACCAAAAGAAAATTTCAAAAGATAATTTAATGAAATTTGAAAATATTTTCTTAGGGGTTGGTGCAGATGTATTAGAATTTACATCATCAGTACTTACTGTAAACCCAGATGAAGCAGTTCGCTCGATAAAAAAGAGAATAGATAAGACAATTAAAGATGTTAAGAAATCAGGTGACCCTAAAAAGATTGAAAAATTAAAATTAGAGTTAAAACGATTACAATCTATTGGTGGTCCTTCTAAAATTGTACCAAATGAAGGAATTGTTTTCCAATATAAAGGAAATACTTTCAAATTGACTGGTGCATTCGCATCTGTAAATCAACTATTGGGTATATTCTTCTAAATTTATCGTTTTCTTCTTTTTTATATATTTATATATCAAGGTATAACCTAATATGTAATAATGAGTAAAGAATTCAAAAAGAAATACATGCACCCAACTCGTAGAAAGTTGGTAGATATGGTACAAACTGGTGTGTACGATAAAAATACCACTATTGGATACACTAAAACAAAGGAAACTCACGAAATTGGTGATGTATGGGAAGATGAACATTACAAATACGAACAAAAGGATGGATTTATCACTAAGACTGGTAAAAACTCCGATGCATTGCAAGAAATTCGTAATTATGTTCAGAAAAGAACTGAATGTAAATCTCCTAATTGTGAAACCATAAAAAAAACTACAAAAGATAAAACTTTAATCAAAAAGACTGGGTTTTGTCTTGATTGTATGATAAAACAAGAACATATTATCAGAACAAGTGGTTTTTGGAAAGAATACGAAGAATATAAAGTATCAACTAACATGTTGGTCTATGGTAAGATGAGATTAGAAGAACTTAAACAAGCTCTTCTCGATGTTAAACCATATTATGAATATGTAAACGAAGATGGTTCTACTGAAAAGTGGGAATTGCCAAAATCAGTTGAAGAAACTAAGGCAGATATTCAAGAAATGATTGATAATGGTACCAAAGAGTTAGAAGAATTGGAAACCAAACGAATTATGGCCTTTGCAACATTAAAGAAAAACAATTTAGAACATTACTTATAGTCATGACGGGAGGACGAAATCAATATTTAGTTTTAATCGTAATCCTTGGATTGCTGGTTTTTAATTTGTACAATATGAGACAGATTAAAACCGATATTGATGGGTTTAATGAAAAAATTGAAAACATTGGTAAAGAAATAGATTCTATCCAAACTATGAATACTGAATTGGATAATTTAATAGAATCGTTACATACAGAACTCCAATTAATCGATGGTGATATAGATAGAGTTCAAAATAATATTTTTACAATAAGGAGAAACACAGATGAAAAAAGGAATTCTGTTAATAATTTTACTATTAGTGAGCTTCAAGAGTTTTTCGCAAAACGATACGATAGTATCATTGAAAAAACCAATAGCGAAACTAGTAATTAAAGATTTAATTGAAGGGGATGGTGTAAAGTTAGAATTACTATCTCTTCAAGAACTTTTAAAATTAGAACAAAAGAAAGTTGTTCTAAAGGATTCTGTCATCGGTAACTTAAATTCTAAAGTTATCAACTTGGAAACTATTATTTCAAAAAAAGATGAACAATTTGGTTTAGAATCAGAAAAATCTAAACAACTACTTAAAGAACTCAAACGAGAAAAGAGAAAAACATTTTTCTATAAAATAGGAACTTATGCAGCCGGTGTACTTGGGTTCCTATATCTTACTGCTAAATAATGGCTAAACAAACGTTAAAAGATATAATTAAATTAGAGTATCAGAAGTGTGCTGGTGACCCTATATACTTCATGAAGAAGTATTGTATGATACAACACCCAGTTCGTGGTAAAATTCCTTTTCAATTATATCCATTCCAAGAATCAACTCTAACACAATTTCACGAACATCGATATAACATCATTTTAAAATCTCGTCAAACAGGTATATCAACCTTAACTGCAGGATTTTCATTATGGAAGATGTTATTCAATCAAGATTTTAACGTTCTTGTAATTGCAACCAAACAAGAGGTTGCAAAAAACTTGGTAACCAAGGTTCGAGTAATGAATCAGTATTTACCTTCTTGGTTAAAACAAACAACAGTAGAAGATAACAAATTATCTTTACGATATTCAAATGGTTCTCAAATCAAAGCAACATCTGCAGCAGGTGATGCGGGTCGTTCTGAAGCACTATCCTTATTAGTATTTGATGAGGCAGCCTTTATCGATAAGATTGAAGAAATTTGGGTATCTGCTCAATCTACCTTATCAACGGGTGGTAACGCAATTATCTTATCAACTCCAAATGGGGTAGGTAATTTCTTCCACAAAACTTGGGTAGGTGCAGAAGATGGTAGTAATGCCTTTAACACTATCCGATTACATTGGTCAGTTCATCCTGAACGAGACCAAACTTGGAGAGATGAGCAAGAAGTTCTTTTAGGACCAAAAGGTGCAGCACAAGAATGTGATTGTGATTTTGTAAGTTCAGGTGATACTGTAATCGACCCACAACTTTTAATGTTCTACAAAGAAACTTACTGTCAAGAACCGGTAGAAAAGACTGGGTTCGATGGAAACCTTTGGAAATGGGAATACCCTAACTATCAGAAATCTTATATGGTCGTTGCCGATGTTGCTCGTGGTGATTCTGCTGATTTCTCTGCATGTCATGTTATCGATATAGAGAACTCCGCACAAGTTGCAGAATATAAAGGTAAATTAGATACCAAAGATTTTGGAAACTTTCTCGTATCATTATCAACGGATTACAACAATGCACTGCTCGTAATTGAAAACGCAAATATTGGTTGGGCAGTAATTCAACAAGTAATCGATAGAGGATATCAAAACCTTTTCTATATGAGTAAGGATTTAAAGTATGTGGATGTAGAACATCAATTACATAATAAATACCGAGCAGAAGAACGAAATATGACCGCTGGATTTTCAACAACTTCTAAAACTCGTCCTTTGATTATTTCTAAAATGGAACAATACATCAGAGAGAAAGAAGTTCTTATACGTTCAACGAGAACCATAGATGAGTTATTTACTTTTATATGGAATGGAAATCGTGCTGAAGCAATGAGAGGATATAATGATGATTTAGTTATGTCCTTATCAATATCCCTTTGGGTTCGAGATACCGCACTTAGATTAAGGCAAGAAGGGATGGATTTAACCTTAAACGCACTTGGTAGTATTTCTACTAACCAAACTTCTATTGGAAGTGGTGGAGGTGGGTTTGGTGGTAATTCATCATTGGAACAAAATCCATGGTCAATCGATGTTAATGGTTCCCAAGAAGATTTAACGTGGTTGTTGTAAAATAGTTATAATTTAATTATTATATATTTATACTATAAGGAGAAGAAATAATGATAAATTTATCTAGCTTATTAGAAAATAATTCATATTGTGAAGAGTATGTGGTGGAAAACTACCATGACATCAAAGAATTTTGCGAATTCATGAAAGAATACAAAGCTGATATGAACGAAGCTGAGTATCAAGGTAGAAAAGTAAAACTTGGTAAACCGATGCAAGGTGATGTCAAGAAATTCAAAGTATATGTTAAAAACCCCCAAGGAAACGTTGTCAAAGTAAACTTTGGACATGGTGGAAGTTCTGCAAAAGGAAAAACGATGAAAATTCGTAAAAATAATCCTGATGCACGAAAAGCTTTTAGAGCAAGACACAATTGTGATTCACCAGGTCCAAGGCACAAAGCAAGATATTGGTCTTGTAGAAAATGGTAATAATACAATAAAGGTTATAATTTAAAGAAAAAACAAAATGGCAGATACTTCATTTTTTGGGAGGTTAACTAAACTCTTTCGTTCTCAAGCAATAGTTACGGTTGATAAGGATGGTAAGAGAAAAGTATATGATACTGATGAAAGACAGCAAACTAACTTATCATCTCTAAGAGATAGATACACTAAGTTACAGAAATCTTTCTATGAACAAGCGGGTGGTGCACAATCAATGGCATACCAACAAGTTCGTAGAGAAGTTTTCCGTGATTATGATGCAATGGATAATGACCCTATTCTTGCTTCTGCATTAGATATCTACGCAGATGAATCTACTTTAAAAAATGAGTTTGGTGATATCCTATTAGTTCATTCAGATAATGAAAAAGTTCAAGATGTTCTTAATAACTTATTTTACGATGTAATGAACGTAGAGTTTAATTTATGGCCCTGGGTTCGTAATATGTGTAAGTATGGAGATTTCTTTTTAGGTTTAGAAGTTGCAGAAGGTAAGGGTATCGTTAACGTTACTCCACATTCTGTTTACAATACCGAAAGATTAGAAAGAACCGACCCTTCAAATCCAAACTCAGTAAAGTTTAAAATTACCGAGGACCCGAATGGAAAAGAAGAATACGAAAATTTTGAAATTGCACACTTCAGATTATTAGCGGATACCAATTGGTTACCATATGGAAAATCAATGATTGAAAATGGTAGAAGATTGTGGAAACAGATTTCTTTAATGGAAGATGCAATGTTAATCCACAGAATTATGAGAGCACCTGAAAAGAGAGTTTTCAAAATTGATATTGGAAACATTGCTCCTACTGAAGTTGATAATTACATGCAAAGAATTATCAACAAGATGAAGAAAGTTCCTTTTGTTGATAGAAACACCGGCGATTATAACTTAAAGTATAATATGCAGAACCTAACAGAAGATTTCTTCTTACCGGTTCGTGGTGGAGATAGTGGAACATCTATTGAAAACCTACCAGGCTTAGATACACCTTCATTGGATGATATCGATTACTTAAAGAACAAGATGTTTGCTGCATTAAAAATTCCTCGTGCTTATTTAGGGTACGAAGAAAATGTAAATGGTAAAGCAACCCTTGCTGCAGAAGATGTAAGATTTGCAAGAACAATTGAAAGAATCCAAAGAACAGTAATTTCGGAATTATCTAAAATTGCCATCGTTCACTTATACTCACAAGGTATCCAAGATTCAGAGATGACTAATTTTAGTTTATCATTAGTAAACCCATCTACAATTTACGAACAAGAAAAAGTAAATCTTTGGTCAGAGAAAATTAGATTGGCTCAAGATATCCAAGGTCTTAATATGTTATCCAAAGATTGGGTATATGAAAACATCTTTAAACTATCTGATGGTGAACAAGATGAACAACGAGTTAAAATGTTAGATGATTTAAAAGATAGATATCGTTTCCGTTCTATTGAAGATGAAGGTAATGACCCTGCAATGGATGATGAAGAACCAAATGATATTGAAGAATCATTGGAACAACTAAAACAAGAAATTAAAGATAAGGGTGGTAGACCGAGAGAAGGTGGAACCTATGGAAAAGATAAACACCCTTATGGTAGAGACCCTCTTGGTGATGATGAAAGAACCTCAAAACGTTCTCGAACATCCGAAGAAAAAGCGTTGAAAATCATCAACGGAATTGCATCAAAGAGAAAATATTTACACGAAAATGGGAGTATGTTGAGTGAGGACAATATTCTCGAAGATACAGAAAATTAAGTTATCTTTTATAAATTTATATTTATAATAGGATAATTTTACCATATCATAATTGGAATTAAACAAAATGAAAAAAATTAGACATTCAAAATTTAAAAATACGGGTTTTCTTTTCGAACTATTAACTCGTCAAATTACACTTGAGGTGTTGAATGGTAGTGAAGAAAAATCAAAGAATATTGTAAAAGAATTTTTTGGTGGAAAGACTGAATTATCTAAGGAGCTTCGTTTATTCAACATGCTGATTAACGAAAAGTATAATACAGAATCTAAATCTGAAAAGTTTGTTGATGCCATTTTAGAAGCACACACTCGTTTAGATTATACTAAGCTTAAAAAAGAAAAATACAACTTAGTTAAAGCAATTAAGGAAACGTTGGATATTGATAATTTTTTATCATCTCCAGTAACTAACTATAAAGTCCTTGCATCTATTCATAAATTATTTGAAGCAAAGGCAATTAACGTTCTTGATGTTAAAGATGTATTTGATTCCAAACTAACTTTGATAGAACATATCTCAACATCTACTCCTTCAATTAAAGAAAAGGAAGATAGATTGGTAGAAGATTTCAAAAAACAAGAAAAAGATTTAAGGTTAATCACCTACAAAATTCTTGTGGAATCTTTCAACAAAAAATATACTAACCTTAATGATGACCAAAAAGGGCTTCTTCGTGAGTATATTAATAATGTTACTAACACTTCTAAGTTCGGTGAATATTATGAAAACCAATTAATAAAAACTATTACAGAACTTCATACTATCTACAAAGGTATGAGTGATAAAATTACCAAAATTAAATTAAGAGAAACTATCAATGTTCTCAAGAAACAAAAAATTGGTAAGAAAATTACAGATGAGCAAGTTTCTGCATTGATGTTATCTTATGAATTAATTAAGGAAATCAAAAATGTCAATGAAACAAAATAATAAATCATACTTAGATGAAATCATAGATGAAGTTCAAAGTGAGATGGATGAAGTAACCACAACTGGTAATGTTGCTGGTTATCAAACCCCAAATGCTTTTTCTGATAAAGGTTCTTCTGATAAGAAACGTAAGAAGAAAATGGCTAAGAGAATTGGTTATACATTAGCTGGTAAAGTTGATGAATCTTTTATGTCCGATTTAAATATCATTAAAAAAGGTTCTAAGAATATAACTGATTTTATTAAAAAAGTATTATCAGATAAACAATATAAAGAAGTTAGAACTGATAAAGAATTTCACAAATACTTAAAATCATTCTATAATGAATCAGTAAACGAATCAGATTTTAAAGGACAACTTGCTGGAGATTCGGTAGATTCACTTATTAAATCCATTGGTTCTCGTTTTGTAGAAAAGGAAATAAAAAACACTACTCGCGATGGAAAAACTTACATCAAACTAAAAGATGAAAAGTTTGGTAGTGGTGTGGTTAAGATATTAAAATCAAGATTTGGTATTGATGCTAAGGTAGATTACTTTGGTGGTAAAGGTAAGATTGCAGCAACACCATCTGTATCATTTAAAAAAGACCAAATCATTTCAGAAGCAAAACAAAAAAGACCAGTAAATCGTTGGTTAGAATTAAAAAACGATGATACAATGCATCCACATAAAAAGATGGCAATGGGTCTTAAAGAATTAAAGTATCAGTTGGCAGAAACAGAAAAGTTTTTCAATTGGTATAATAAGATTAAAACGATGAATGAGTTGGATTCCCAAAAATATTGGAAAAGAACCCAAAATCATATTTATAAGATAAAGGAAAGACTAATAAACATCGCTAAGACAATACAGGAGATAGAGAAATGAAAATATCAAGAGATAGATTAAAAGAAATAGTTAGAGAAGTAATGGTTGAAGAAAGTGAATATCAAACTTTCTTCAAAAAAGCATTAGAAAAGACAGGAAAATCTATTCCTCAAATGTCTGATGAAGAAAAGAAAGCTTTCTTTAACAAAATCGATGCTGCTTGGAAAGGTAAAGGAGAAAAAAGAGAACAAGTTGAAGAATTAACTAAAGCTCAAGAGAAATTACCACCAGCACTTAAAAAGGCAATCGAGAAAAAAGAAAAGAATGAATCAGTAAACGAAGCTCAACTTGGTAAGAAAGATGCGGAACACATGGAGAGAAATCTTCGTGGTAAAGGTCAAAGAGAAGTTAAATCATTTGTAGATAGAGTATATAAGTTTCAATCAAAGGATATTAGAAAATATATGGTTGATGCATTTTTGGATTATCAAAAAGGTAAGATATCTAAAAAAGAGTTTATATCAACACTTGATGATTTACACAAATAATAGGAAAATAAAATGACTAAATCAAGATTGTTAGAAATAATTAACGAAGAAATCACCAACGTTAAGTGGGGGATGGTTAATGAAGAAATTACGAGTGAGGACGAAAAAAAGATTCGTGATATCATTCGTACCGAAGTTTCAGCAATATTTTTTGATTTATTTAAGAAAAGAAAAACTTGGGGAGCATAATGAGTAACTTACTAATAGAAACCAGATTATTTGAAGGAAAGGTAAACGAGGACGAAGGTGGAAGAACCATCGTTAAGGGTATCTTACAAAGAGCTGGCGCAGAAAACCAAAATGGTAGAATCTACCCAAAAGAAATCTTGGAGAGAGAAGCTAAGAAATACGAAACTCTTATTAAAGAAAGACGTGCTCTTGGTGAATTAGACCATCCAGATTCATCGGTAATCAACCTAAAGAACGTATCTCACAATGTAAGAGAGATTCATTGGGATGGTGATGATTTAGTTGGTACCGTAGAGATACTCCCAACACCAAGTGGAAATATCCTTAAAGAACTTCTAAGAGCAGGTATCCTATTAGGTATATCATCAAGAGGTATGGGTTCAGTAACTCCAATGAAAGGTGCTGATAATGGAAAAGTTCAAGTAGGTGAAGATTTTGAATTGATTGGTTGGGATTTTGTATCTAACCCATCAACCCACGGAGCATTTATGACACCAATGAACGAATCTGTGAACAAAGGAGTTCAAGGAGAAGTTTGTAATGAGTGGTGTAAGGCTCAAGATTTAATGAGAGAAATAATAACAGAAATATCATAAAAATGGCATTTTCAATACAAGATTACTTAGCGAATAACAAAATATCTACTGGTACTATTACCCAAGAAGTGGGTGATACTCCATTTAAAGGTGGACATAACGATATTCGTAAAACAAATTACGAAGTTAAGATTACCGAAGATGGTAAACTTGATTTATACACACACAAAACAGTTACAACAACTAAATAATATTACAATCATGATAAAATTAGGTGGATTAGTATCATTAAAACGAATCAATGAGGCGGATTACGTTCACATTGGGTATGGTAAATACAAAGAGAAGGGTAAAGAGAAAGACCCTAATGCACAAACTTTTAAAAAAGATGATAATGATAAGTTTACACCTATCTCATCTGATGACAAGGCAGCGAAGGGAGGTGATTCCTCTGCCGGTAAAGACGTTCCTAAAGTGAACATCTTTGATAAACCGAAAGAAGAACCTAAATCAGATAAATCATCAGAACCTGATTACGATAAATACACCAATAAATCACAAACTATGACAGATTTCTTTAAAGGGGGTTTGTCTATTGATGATTTACAAAAAGTTGCTAAGAAAAACTTTGATTCGGAAATTGCATCTGAAAACGATTTAGATGGATTCTTGAACAACAAGTTCATGCAAGATGTAATGGCAGATGAACATGGTGTAGATAAAGATACTTTAATTTCTAAAGTAAAAGATTTAAAAACTGCTTTATTTGGTGGTGGAAAAGAAGAACCTAAATCAGAACCTGCTAAAGATTCAACTGGTGATAGAGCTGGTAATTTAGAAGTAAACAAAAAGGTTCGTGCCAAAGCTAAGAAAATGGGTATCACTCCTGCTAAATTAGGTAAGGATGAATACAAAAAGAAAATGGCTCAAGCTGCAGTTGCTGCATTAACCGATGCTAACTTCCATAGTGAAGCAAGACAATTAGTTGCTGATTTAGAAGGTAAACCTGAAATGGCTGAGAAACCAGATTATCCATCAATTGATGACCCTAAGTTCGATGAGAAGATGAAAGTTATCCGAGCTAAATACGATTCAGTATATAGTGAACCAGATGATGATGCTGAAGATTTAGGAATCTCTGCTGCTAACGAAGCTAGTTGGGATGGTAGAGATGCATTAGATTCAATTGCATTTGATTTGAAGATGAACGGATTTAAAGATTTGGCATCAAAATTACAATCAGTAATTAAGGAAAGTAAATCAACAAAATTAAAAGATTTAGTATAAAGGAATTACAAAATGAAACTAACTCAACTAATGAACGAAGGTGAAGAGAAAAGAGCTCTTTCTAACGAAGTTAAAAAACACTTCTTGGAAATCGTTTCTACTTACAACAAGTATCAAGAGATGATGGATAGAAAATCTGACATCGCAGAAATTGCTGAAACTCTTGGTGGTATAACTGAAGCAGCTAGAACTCTTGCAATCCACGAAGGTGATGATTGGTTCGACAAACATACAGTTAAACGAAACATGAGTGAGTTAGATAAGTTAGGAAAACAATTCGATAAAGTTGCTCTTGAAGCTAAGGCATTAGACCAAAGAATGGCTGGATTATATGAAGATATGGGACATATTCTTTCAAGATACTACAAAATAGGAGAAATCACAGAGGACCAAATGAAACAAAGATTGGGTATTCGTGAATCTAAAGAAGATTGTGGTTGTGGATGTGGTGGAGGATGTTCTGATTCTGTAAACGAAGAAACAATTGCAGAACAACCAGTAATGGTTTCTAAAAGAACTGAAAATGGAAACATCGTAACCACTCTAAAAGAAGTATCTGATTTAAACGAAGAAGAAATTAAACTTTATGAGTTCGGTCAGAAAGTAGAAAAACTAATGGAAAAAAGTTGTCCAACCGATAAAGGTAAATGGGCAGCATCCAAAGCAGCAGCTAAAAAGAAATTTGATGTTTATCCATCTGCATACGCTAATGGTTGGGCAGCAAAAAATTACAAATCAAAAGGTGGTGGTTGGAGAAACTGTTAATAGGAGAATAGAAATGGCATCAGTAGTAGGTAAAACAATTTTTTCAGATGGTAAAGGCAAGTTATTCTTTGGATACTACAAAGATAACGATGCGGTTGAGTTTGTTGATTACAAAACTTGGAAGAAACTTTCTTTCAAAGATGTATCCAAAGGTGATACCAACAAACAAAGAGTAATCAAAGCAATCGTAAAGAACCAAAAACAATTCAACAAGAAAGTTGATTTCAATATGTGGGCTAAGAAACAAAAAAGAAGTTTCGATGACACTATGGATTGGTTTATCAAAAATGGTTGGATTTCTAACATTACCAAAAGAGGAATTAAAGAATCTGTTGATGTATTATCAGTAAACGAAGATAGAAATTCTAATATGTTCTATGTTCTATACCAAAAGAAAGGTGTCTTTGGTAAACCTGCAGCAGCTGGATATAAAGATAGAAAAGATGCTGAAAAATTTGCAAAGAGTTTAGGAAGTAATCACAACACAATGATTCTTGATAAACAATCAATGAAGAATGTAAAGGGTGTTGATGTAAAAGAATCAGTAAACGAAGCTAAATTTGGATACAAAACTTCAACTGCATCTTACATCAAGAAACACAAAGATGAGTATAAAAAAGCAGAGAAAATGAATAAAGGGAACGAAATGAAGTTCTACGATATGTTACAACAAATGGAAGATAAAGTAGGACATCCTAAAACCATGTTATTCATTTCTAATGCACTTCGTGGATATGGTGTTGATATGTATAAAGACCCAAAGATTAAAAACCCTGCCGATGCACAAGAGGCTCTATTCTTATTAAGTAAATAATATGAAGGTAACTTTTAAAATGGGTAGAGAGAACCACACCGTACAATTCTCAATTGTTCCAACCAAAGGAAGTGGATTTTCTGCAATTGCAAAATCCTCAAAGGATTTGGATGTTTTACAAAGAGCAATTCCTATGGGTGTTAAAGGTAATGATTTAATTGGTAAAATTCTCGCTGATAAATTTGAAAAGAAACTTGGTATTCCAGTTAATATAGATTATGATTACAAAGGTGCAGGATTTGGATTCAAATTAGATATGTACTCTCTTGTAAAAAAGCTAAAATAAGATGAAACTTCAATCCATCATAGATGAAATTATAGACGAAACCACCAACGAGGATTTACGTAATTGGTTCAAATCCAAGTGGGTAAATATCGGTAAGAAAGATAAGAGTGGTAAACACCCACCTTGTGGAACAAGTGGTAAAAAAAGAGGATATGCTAAATGTGTTCCTGCTAAGAAAGCTGCTTCAATGAGTAAAAAAGAAAAAGAGTCTGCAACTCGTAGAAAGAGAGCAGCACAAAACAAAGCTGGTAGAGGTGGTTCTCAATCTGCAGGGCAAGGTAAAAAACCAATCAATGTTTCTACTCACACTAAAGGTAGAAAATCGGGTACTGGTAAAGGTTCATAATAATTTAAATAAGTTTACTTGGAATTAAATACAAATACAATAAATCTGATAAAATCTGAGTTAGATTTATTTTACAGCCCACACAATTATAAACTTGAATTATCAAATCGAGTAGAAACGTGGGAGTATGATATAAAAAAATATTGTGAATCTTCTGATATTGGTATAATTTCAATAGGACAAGAATGTATATATGAATATAACATAAATAAAATATTAAATTATATTAAAAAATATAACTCAAAATTTAAACTACATCTCGGTACAAGTTCTTATAGTAAAGATACAACTCACCCATATACAAATGTAGCTCTCTTACATTCAACTTCATTCATAAATGATGTTAATTTTTTAAAATCAGATTATGTTATTGGTGAATATTATTCTAACTTAGCTAAACATATATTCTTATATGAAAATGTATCTAAAAAAACAAATCCATATATAATATCATCTAGACGATATAACTTATCAAGATTTAAAATTTATAATAAATTAAATATAAAAAACCCAAGTGGTATTATACGATTTATATTACAATCACCACAAATGAGTGCACTTGATATAAAAAACAATGGATATACTAAGACAAATTTTTTATTAAATGAATATGATAAAACATATATATCATTTATATTAGAAACTGCCGTAGATGATAATAGAACATTGGGATATTTTAAAGCACTAACTGAAAAATCACTCATAGGATTTCATACAAAAACATTACCGATTATATTGGGATGTAAGGGGTTAAATCGGGAATTATTAAATATGGGATTTTGGACTGGAAATGAATTGTTTAATATAGATGATAATGATATTAATGCGGAGGATAGAATAGTTGAATTAGTTAATAAATTCAATAATATGAATATTAATGATATTAAACGTATATATGATGATAATTTAGTAAATATTAATTCAAATTTTGAGCTCCTTCATAAATTATTTGATTTAGGTAAAGAATTTAATAAAGATTATACAGAATATAATCAACATATAACTATACTTTAAAAATAAAATATATATATTTATACACAATCAAGTTTACATTAAAAATTATATAATGGCAAGACATACAACTAAGGTTAGAGTAGAAGTTAGAAAAGGTGATATTAACAGAGCCTTAAAAATCTTTAAAAGAAGAGGAATGGATTCTGGTCATCTTCAAGAACTAAAAGATAGAAAAGAATACACTAAACCAAAAACCGCTCGTAGAAAACAAAAGTTAGATGCGATACGTAGAAATAACAAAGAAGTTTTGTTTGAAAAATGGGAAAATGGTGATAATACTATAACTCTTTTTAACGAAAAGAAACAAAAATTCAAAAAATCTTCTAACTCAGAAGAAAAAACCATAGAAAATTATGGTTTACGTGTGGATAATAAATAAATCAAATGAAAGAACTCATCGTTACTGGTGATAGTTGGACATTTGGTAGTGAAATCCGAAATCCTGAATTATTTTCTAAATACAAAGATATACCTGATTGGGATGAAAGAAATGATGAGTATAGGATTTCACGTATTTGGCCAACTTTACTATCTAAAAAATTAGGATTTGATTCTTGTAAAAACTTATCATTTGTAGCTGCATCTAATGATAAAGCAATACGAAATCTTATAAATTATTTAACAAAAGAATATATTTCTAAAAATAAAGATTTAAGTGATATATTTGTTGTAATTGGGTTAACCTCACCTGAACGTAGAGATTTTTACTATAAAAATAAAAAAAGTAATTCAGGTTGGATAACATTATGGCCAGCATGGGAACATAACTATAATCAAGAAGGTGTAAATGATTTTGTAAAATCATACGTATCATATTTTTGGAATGAAGAAGAATTCCTAAACAGATATGTAAATCAATTATTATACTTACAAACTCTATTAGAATCGTATAATATACAATACTTAATATTCCAGTCCTTTTATCAACCACAAATTGATTATTATAAAATAAATACGTGGAAAGATACACCATATGTAAATTTATGGAATAATTCTTTTCATGGTTCATCCGATACCATAGATACTAAATATTATAATGGTTCATCTGAACGTGAAATTTGGGATATGATTAATCCTATAAAATTTATGAATAAAGATAAAGATATTCATTCTTTTCATGGTTATTTGGTTAAAAATGGTCAATGGTCTAATAAATCAAATACTGATTATAATATGTTACATCCAAATGAACATGGTCATAAACTATGGGCAGATGAATTATACAACTATATAGAATCTAATAATTTATATAGAAAAATATAGTTTTTATTTTTATTTAATATACTTATATACTAATAACCCACTCAAATGTGGGTTTTACTTATTGGTTAATGAATACCCACGAATCTTATATGTGAGGTCACCAAAAAACCGATTTAACTTAATCTACATTGAAAATCCCTAATATTTTCAGAACAAAAAAAATCGAAAGGTAAATTATGGCAAATTCAAATTTGTTAAAAGAAGCCATCGCTGATGCTAAAGCTGTTAGAGAAACTGCTATTGCAAATGCTAAGATTGCTCTTGAAGAAGCATTTACTCCACGTTTACAATCTATCTTATCTCAGAAACTTCAACAAGAAATGGAAGAAGGTGATGAGCACGAAGAAGATGTAAATGAAGAGTATGGAGTAGAAGATACTTCTGATGCGGATTCATCAAAAATCGATGGTGACAACAAACAACCACAAGACAAGGTGAACAATTCATCTGATGTGGCAAAAACAAACCCAGACACAGATGTTGAAACTGCAGAAGTTGGTATGGAACCAGATGAAGTAGAAAAAGCAAAAGTATCTGAAGGTGAAGATTCTGATGATGATAAAGAAGAAGTTGAGGAATCAACTGAAACTGTATCTGAAGAAGCAGAAGAAGTAACCGAAGGTGAGGAAGAGGAAATGGAAGAATCTTATCACGAAGGTGAAGAAGATGAAGAAGAACTCGACCTTGAATCAATCATCAGAGAACTTGAAGAAGAGCTTGATGATGAGGAAGAAGAAGAAGTTGAAGATATCGCTAAAGATGTCGTTGATGGACACGAAGAAGAAATGCACGATGAAGAAGAAGAATCCGAAGAAATGGAAGAAACTTATTCTGAAGGAGACGAAGAATCTGATGATGAAGAAATCGACTTAGACGAAATCTTGAGAGAGATGGGATATGGGGAAGAAGATGAATCAGAAGAGGAAGTTGAAGAAGCAGTAGAAGAATCTAATGAATTGGAAGAAGCAAAAGCTGAACTTAGTGAAGCAATGTCTACTATCAAAGAATTGAAATCTACTATCAACGAAGTTAACTTGTTAAATGCAAAACTTCTTTACACAAACAAACTATTCCGTTCTTACGAATTGACAAACGAACAAAAAATGAAAGTTGTTGAAACGTTAGACAGAACTAGTAACGTAAGAGAAGTAAAATTGGTATTCAGTACATTAGCTGAATCATTCAAATTTACTGGAACTACGAAAAAACAAAAACAAACTGCTAAATTAACTGAATCATTCGCATCTAAACCAGTTGCTAGTACTGCTCCTAAAAAAGAAGTAATTACTGAATCAACTAACACGATGGCTGATAGATTCAAGCAATTGGCAAACATTAAGTAATTAACAAAAACATAACAAAGGAAAAATAAAAATGGCAAATTTTGATTTATCTAAACTTATGGAAGGAAAGAACCCACAACAAGTAATGTTGGCTGAAACTCGCGAGTTGAGAAGCAAATGGGAACAAACTGGACTTCTTGAAGGTTTAAAAGAAAGAGAGCAATCTCAAATTAGTGTTCTTTTAGAGAACCAAGCAAAACAATTATTAGATGAAGCAACAGCAACTGGAACTTCTGCAGGTTCAGAAGAGTGGAGTGGTGTTGCATTACCATTGGTAAGAAGAATTTTCGGTGAAATTGCATCGAAAGAATTCGTTTCTGTACAACCAATGAACTTACCATCAGGACTTATTTTCTATCTTGATTTCAAGTATGGAACTGCTCAAGCAGGTAACCCAGCTTTCGATACTAAATCACTTTTCGGTGGTACTGGAAATGATTTGGGTTCAACTGACTCTGCCGTAAATGGTTTATATGGTGAAGGTAGATTTGGATACACAGTAAATGATGTATCTGCTGCTGACGTAACTGTTATCTCTCAAGCTTCTGCTTCATGGGATGAAGTAGGATATGATTCAGCATTATCTGCATCTGTTGCGGATGGTTCTTTAGCTAAAATTATCGTAGCTCAATCTGGATTAGAAGGAGCTGATTTAGATGCAGTTCGTTCATTCGTACTTGCAGATACTGCAATTGATGATTTCTACCCAGCACACTCTAAAGTATCTGGAGCTAACTTCGTATTCTTTGTATCTCAAACTGGTACAATCGCTGCAGTAGATTCTATTTCTTACTCTAAACAACCAACTGATATCACACGAGGTGATTTCGAAGATAAGAGTCCAGTAATGGGAGGTTCATCTCCTTCTGGTACTGCTTTGGATATTCCAGAAGTAGACTTAGAATTGAAGTCTGAGGCAATTGTTGCTAAGACAAGAAAACTAAAGGCTGTGTGGACTCCTGAGTTGGCACAAGACTTAAATGCTTACCACTCAATTGATGCTGAAGCTGAATTAACTTCTATGTTATCTGAGTACATCTCATTAGAGATTGACTTAGAAATCTTAGATATGTTAAAAGCTAACGCTTTAACAACTGAGTACTGGTCGGTAACTTTAGGTGAGGAGTACAACTCTGCAACTGGTGCTTGGGTAGCTGGTGGTTCTGCTGCTGCATACAACAAAAACTCTTGGTTCCAAACTTTAGGAACTAAATTGAACAAAGTTTCTAACAAAATTCACCAATTAACATTAAGAGGTGGAGCTAACTTCGTAGTTGCTTCTCCTGATGTATGTACAATCTTAGAATCTATTCCAGGATTTACAGTATCTGCTGATAAAGATGCAATGTCTTTCGCAGCTGGTGTAACAACTGTTGGTGCTATTGCAAACAGATATACTGTTTACAAAAACCCTTACATGACTTCTAATGAAATCTTATTAGGATTCAAAGGTTCTAACTTCTTGGAAACTGGTGCAGTTTATGCTCCTTATGTTCCATTAATCATGACGCCACTTGTTTATGACCCAACAAACTTTACACCACGTAGAGGGGTAATGACAAGATACGCTAAGAAAATGGTTAGACCAGAATTCTACGGAAAAATCTATGTTAAAGATTTAGCTAACGTATAATTCGTTAATTAAGTTTAAAACTTAGATATTCTTTAGAGTATCAATAAATTAGAGGGATTCCGAAAGGTTTCCCTCTTTTTATGTCTAACTTTTAACAAAACTTTAACATTTGAAATTTGGTAAATATGAAAATATATTGTATATTTACTATGTAATAAGATTTAAAACTACAAGATATGACAAGTAAATTTCAAATTTGGTTAAACAAAGTAAACGAAGAAAGAAAAGATTATTGGAATAAGAACTTTTCTTATAAACAATACGAACCACTTCAAGTTGAAAAGGGTAAAAAGTATATTAAACTAATGGATGGTACCACCGTATGGGGATTTATCTCAATGGTAGAAGGTTCTATTCAAGGTTCTCCAATTACCAAGGGAGATTTACTAAAACCAGCCAATTGGAGAACTCCTGCTAAACATAGTAGAGGTAATATCTTCAACGAAACCGATAGGTGGAATTTTTATGGACCGGATTATTTAAAGTAATTTATTTAAACTAATTTTATTCGTTCGTTATTTTACTTTATATTTATATTAAATAGGAGAATAAAATTATGGAAGAAACAACTATCAATCCAATAATAGAATTAAAACAAGAAGCATTTCAATCATTTATAGATGATGCTAAAAATTCTGAATTAGTAGCATCGGGTAAATATGGTATCCATGAATATGTAGATGGTGAATGGGTAACTAAAGAAATTGACCAAGCTGATTACATTAATTATAATCATCACCCATTATCAGAGGATTTTATAGTTAGTGAAAAATATATTCAACTGAACGCAGATTACCACGCATATCCATTTGTTGTATTAAAATAATAAAAAGTTAAAGGGAACTTTGGTTCCCTTTTTTTATGTCGGATTCTCTCCTTTTTCTTAATCTTATATTTATAGTAGTATAATTGTATAATAAGGAGAGTAATATATGTCTCAAGCTCGTATTTGGACAGGTTCATCAACATTCACTTCTGGTTCTTCCACTCCCTTTGGTATTTATGATTCGGATTTAATCTTCCAATCAGACGCACCGAAAGTGGCATCGTGGTGTGCACAACGATTAGGTTATCCTATCATTGATGTAGAATTAGAAGAACAAAACTTCTTCGCAGTATTTGAAGAAGCAGTTTCAGAGTATTCTGCACAAGTAAACCAATTCAACATAAGAAATAACTTAGGTTCCTTGGAGGGACAACCGACTGGAACAAACTACACTCACCAATCGGTAAATGGTTCGGAGTTAAACAATATCATTGCCATATCAGAGCAATATGGTTCATTGGCAAATGTAGGTGGTAGAACTGATATTAAAAAAGGTAGTGTTGATGTAATCTCCGGACAACAAGAATACGATTTACAAACTCTTTGGGCAGATGTAAGTGAAAGTGGTGAGAGATTGGATATTACAACTGTATTTTACGAAGCAACTCCCGCTATACAACGTTTCTTTGACCCTTATTCGGTAAGTGGACAAGGGACGTTAAACTTAATTGATGAATTTGGGTTTGGTTCATTCTCACCAGCTGCACAATTTATTTTAATGCCAATTTACGAAGATTTATTAAGAATCCAACAAATTGAATTCAATGACCAGATGAGAAAATCTGCTCATACCTTTAATATAGTAAATAACAAACTTCAGATTTTCCCTTTACCAACTTCTAATTTTAAAATGTATTTTGAATACATGGTTAAAAAAGATGTAAGAGAAGCTGGAGCAGTTATTTTACCAAATGTAGTATCTGATTATTCAAATATTGGATACAACTTTGCACAATATACGAATATCAACGATGTTGGTAAACAATGGATTAGAAAATACACTCTTGCCCTTTCAAAAGAAATGTTGGGTGCAGTTAGAGAAAAGTATTCCACAGTTCCAATTCCAGGTTCAGATGTTTCTTTAGATGGTGCAGCTTTAAGAGCAGAAGCACAAACAGAAAAGGATAACTTAATAGAACAATTAAGAGAGAACCTCAACGAAGTAAGTAAAAAAACAAGAATGGAAAACGAAGCAGCGATGGTTGACCAACAACAATCGGTGATGAACAAGGTTCCATTAGCAATATACGTAGGATAAGAATATGCCAAAGTTTTTCAATGCAAAAGATTTGGATTTCATCAAAACAATCGCTGAAGAAGTGGTTGATTATGTGGTAGAACAAGCAGTGGTTCTATTCAAAGTATCAGTTGGTGAAACAAAAACCAATTTATATGGAGAATCACTTGGTAAGGTCTGGCATGCACCTGCTACTCTAATGACAATTGTAGATAGAGAACCTCAAAATGTAGTTTACGAAGGATTTGGTGCAGATAAATCTCAATTAGTAGAGTTCAGATTCAATAGACAAAGATTAAGAACTGAAACTCTTCCAAAATTACGAGATATGAATGGTACTTTGATACCGGCGGATGCAATTCAAAACTCACAATATGGATATCCGGAGATTGGTGATGTTATTTTATTCGATGGTTCATATTATGAAATCGATAATGTTAGAACTTCTCAGTTAATTGGTGGTTCAACTGAAATATACAACAAAGAAACTAATACTTTTGAAGATGCCCGAATGAACTTAATCGCAACGGCAGTAAAAGTAAGAAAATCTCAAGTACAAATAGAAGATAGGACATACTAATGGCAGTAGACCCACTAAAAAATACGAATATCAATCGTGGAGAACAGATAAAACGAGAACCTATTGAAAAAGGTAGAGGTGTTCGTTTATATGATGTGGATTTGGCAATAGCCGAACACATGATTGATACTGTTGTACCCACCGTAGAGGTGTTTAGAGAGAAAACTAAGGTTCCTGTCATGTATGGTAACCCTGAACGTTGGAAAGCGGTTAGAAAAGATGGATATCTTCGTGATAAACAAGGACAAATTCAAATCCCTCTTATTATGTTCAAGAGAAATTCAGTTGTTCGTGATGACCAGATGGCTTCTTCCATGAATCGTCATGTTTTTTACCCAACTGTTACCAAATTCTCAAAAAAACATAAATACGATAGATTTTCTGCAATGTTCAACACTCAAAGGCCGGTTGAACACTATAATATAACAATGCCCGATTACGTAACAGTTAGTTATGAGGTAATGATATGGACTGATTTTACAGAACATATGAATGAAATAGTTGAGGCATTCCAATATGCAACTGATGAGTATTGGGGAGATAAAAGTGGATTCAAATTTAGAGTTCGTATTGATTCTTTTGATAATACTACCGAAGTTGGTGAAGGTTCTCAGAGAATTGTTCGTACTACTTTTACTATGGTAGTAAATGCATATCTTTTACCCGAAAAATTTGATAATGAATTAACTCATATAAAATCCCTATCACCGAAAAAAGTAGTTTGGGGTATGGAAACTGATTTAACTAGTGGATTGGGTAATCAATCTGCACAAACTCAAAAAATGTACAACGAATACTCGGATGTAATTGATTTTATGTCTATTCGTGGTTCTAAACAAGCAGAGTTTATTGATAGTGAAACTGTAAAATTAACAAATGTAGAATTACCAAAACTCCCACCTGAACTTCAAGGTTCGTTTGATACCAATGATTGGTTCAGAGTGTATATTAATGGAGTATTTATTCGAAATGGTATTTACACTTATTCTTATGATTATACAACTAAAGAAATAACATTTGTTTTTGATACTGCTTCACCATCAAGTACTACTACTCTTGGTTATGTTCTTGAGAATACTGATGAAATAGGGGTAACTGGAAAGTTTATTGAACTATGATAAAGGATTTACAAAAATTACTAAAACAAGTTCACGAACCAGACGAATATCAGTTGACACCACATAATATGTCCCATCCTTTATATTGGATATGGAAAATTGAGAATGGGAAGATGAAAGATTTGGATGTAAAATTAAGACCATTTCGAAACGAACACGCAAGATTTGATATATTTATAAATGGTCAGTATATTTTAGAGAAAGATTATATTTTCGAACAAAGTGGTAAGGATTTTCATATAAAATTCATAAAAGCTAACTTTGTAGGGGCATATGATTTACAATTAACTGATGATATAAAATTAGAGGGAGATATTGATTTAGTATGAGTAAAGTTAAACCAAGTATCATAACACCCTTCAATGATAAACAGAGATTTAAAAATTTGGTAAATGAGGTAATCGAAGATTCGTGGATTTATACTTTGGTACCGGAATCTATTTCTCTTAATCAAACGTTATTTACCTTAAATCTTATAAACAAGAAATTTGTTTTTGAGGATATCAAGGTTGATAATTTATCAGATTATATTGATGTTTACTTGATGGGAGTAAAGAAAACATCTGATATGTATGTGGTTACAGAGGTAGGAAATAATATAGTAATAACTTTTACTCAATCAATTACACTACGTCCTCGTGATATAGTAAAAACTGATTTTATGGTAAAAGGAAAAATAGTGAGTAGGTAATAAATGGCAACATTAATTCAATCAAAACAAATAGAGGGAATTGTAACCGCCTCGGTCATTCAAGGTGATTTTCTAGTAACTGGTGACATCTCCGCATCTATAATTTCTGCATCACGGATTGTTGGTGTAAAGTATGGTGATATTGAAGGAACTCCTAATTTTGTAGGTGGTAGTGGAATAACTATTACTCAAGTTGGGGATACTTACACCTTTACCAATACTGGTGGTGATGGAGTTGATGATGGTATATCCGATGCTGCCAGTATTTTACAAATAAATGCCTATACTGCTTCGAATGATTTAGTAATTCAACGTTTTGAACAAACTACTTCTTCATTACAAACTCAAATAACAAGTTTAAGTTCTTCACTATCTAATATTGAAGTAGGAACTACTGATTTTAGTGAACTTACTGGTGTACCAACTGGTTTAGTATCATCTTCCATACAAATTCTTGGTGGAAGTGAGATAGTTAGTGGTTCAGTATTAAGAACACTTGATGGTACCAATGTATTATCGGGTTCTAAAACTGATATAACTCATTTAAACCAATTTACCTCATCTATACAATCTCAAGTTGATGAATTAATCTTATCATCTTCAACTTTTATAACATCTGAAACAGATTCACAAACATTAACCATTGTAGGTGACCAACTTACTATTTCAGATGGTAATACAATTACCATACCGACTGGTTCAAGTGGTGGTGTTTCTTCGTGGAATGAACTAACAGATATTCCAAGTGGATTAGTAAGTGGTTCTTATGTAGAATCTTTACCAAGTGGATTGGTATCCTCATCCGAACAAGTATTAGGTGGTAGTGGTATCCTAAGTGGTTCACGTACTGATATATCATCTCTAAACGATTTTACTTCATCATACTTAACTGATTCAGCATCTTTCGATACAAGAATTAGTAATATTGGTGACCATGTTAATATTAGTAATCTAAATCAGTTTACTCAATCGGCTGAAAGTAGATTATCTGAATTAGAATCCCAAACTGGTTCATACCTAACATCTGAAACCGATAACCAAACTCTTACTATTGTTGGTGACCAATTAACAATATCCGATGGTAATACTATTACTATACCAACGGGTAGTAATGTAACCTTACCAAGTGGATTAGTATCATCTTCAGACCAAATTTTGGGTGGAAGTGGTATTCTTAGTGGTTCTCATACTGATATATCTCATTTAAATCAATTCACTTCTTCGGTACAAACTGAAATAGATGGATTATCTGCACAAACTTCATCTTACTTAACTGAATTACCATCTGACTTAGTTAGTGGTTCAGTATTAAGAACATTGGATGGAACTGATGTATTGAGTGGTTCTATTTTACCAGGTACTGGTATTACAATCAATTCATCGAGTGGTGATTATGTAATAACTTCTATTGGTAGTGATGGTGATACTTCATTTGATGGTAACCGAGAAGTAACCAATACTTTATTAGGAGATTTATTCTCACAATCCTATAACGCAGGCACAAGTGGTTCGATACAAGATTTCTTAAATGAAATGTTCTTCCCATCTTATGCACCAACTGCAACCTTTAGTACTCAGACAAGTAATTTAAATACCAACTTAACCGCTGATGGTACGATAATCGAAACAATTTCTATAACCGATACCGTTGATGATTCTCCATATGTGGTAACAATAAGTGGTGATAGTTCTGATGCATTTAGAGTAGTACCAACCAACGCAGCTTCATCTTCGTGGGAAATCCAATCAGTTGATAATTTAACTGCTGGTACTTTCACTTATGATATAGTTGTAACTGATAAAAATAATGCTTCACGTACATATAGTAGTAGAAGTATTGAGATTTTACAAGCAAGTAGTGGAACTTTATCAACAACTGGAACTTTATACGTAATCGAATCAGCAACATCTGGTCAAATTTATTTAGGTTCAAATGGTAGAAGTGGAGCTCAAGGTGGGGTAAGTGTTTCTTACTCACCAAACTATGGTACTCAAGTTGCACAAAACTTTACTTCATCTAACCCACTTATCTCGATTGCATCAACTGGTTTATTATCTGTTGGTTCTCCAATTAGTGGTAGTGGAAATGTAAGTGGTGATGTTATTACAAGTACAATTAGTTGGGTAGACCAATATGGAAATAGTAGTACAGATGATATTTCAGTTAATGTAACTCAAAATAACGCACCTGATATTGTATTTACTAACTCGACAAGTAACTTAAATACCAATAATGCTAAATTAGGTGGTGGAACTTTGGTAACAATTTCTTTTAGTGATACTGAAAGTGATTCAATCAATCATGATTCGTTCCAATTCACAGATACAAGTGGTCAATTAACCACAACTAAAAGTGGTAATTCATATTTAGTAACTGCTAACTCTAATTTAAGTGGTTCAACAACATATACTATTGGTACAACAATTGAAGATGTACATGGATTCCGTTCTAATACCGAATCTCATTCATTTACTATTACAGAATCATCTAATGGTGAATTGAATGGAGATACTACAATTTATGTTATAGAATCTGCTTTTAGTAATTATGTATTTAGAGATGCTACTGGTTTTGGTGCAGGAAATGTTGCACAAGTAGGTGTTACATACTCACCATCGGCAGGAGGACAGAGTGTACAATCATTTAGTTCTTCTAATCCAGCAATATTAATTAATTCAAGTGGTAATATGACCCTTGGTGTTGATTTGAGTGGTTCTACTACACAAAGTGGTGATACTATTGAAACTTTGATTACTTTCCAAGACCAATATGGAAATATCGGTAGTGGTTCAGTAACTGCAAATGTTTTTGCTAACAATGCACCTTCAGTAACCTTTGTAGCTACTTCAAATTATGATACCGATGATGCTACTTCAAATTCTAACGCGGGTGTAATTACAATTTCAGATACAGAATCCAACTCACCATATAACGTAACCCTTGGTGGAACGGATGGTGGTATGTTTATCGCAGTTCCTCAAAACTCGGTATCATCATCGTGGCAAGTACAACCTACGGGTTCGTTAACCGCTGATACCTATTCAATCGATATAACTGCTACGGATAACTATGGTGAAACTTCAACTTTATCTAACAAATCAATTATAGTTGATGAGGTAGTTTCGGGTGGAACTGTTTATGTTTACAACGTAGGTCACCAAGCAAATAATATATTATTTAATTTAGGTATAGAATCAATTGATGGTTCTACTCCTGCTAATGTAACTACATATGATGGATATGGGTTCTTGGAACAAATTGAAGATGGTACATTGGGTGATTCTTCATTTACATATGATTGGGGTGGTACTAAAACTGCAACTTTAGTTGCAAGTGGTAATGGTTCGGATGTTCATTCGGTACTACAAGCTATGGGTGATATTTCACATACCAATTCAAATGCACTTGCAATTATAATACCATCTGATTTAGGAATGAATGGAGTACCAACTTCTATGACAGATGGATATGGTGATAATACACTTGGTAGATATGTTCTTGAAGTTGGATTAAATGGTGGAACTCCTGATGGACTTAACACTATTGAACCATCAACAATATATTCGGTAACATTGGGTAGTAATGTAAATGGTACATCAAACTATTATGTAATTTCAACCATTGGAGCGGTAGCACCAGGAACATCAGTAAACTTTGCACTTAATTCAGCAAGTGGTTCTGGTGGAGTTTAATATATTTATAGTATAATAAGGAGAATAAAATAATATGCCAGCGTTTAGTTCAAAATTAGTATTAAGTTCAGCAGCATCAGCATCGGGTATACCTTTAGCAGATGTAGATGCAATCAGAGGTGCGTTTAAGGTATATGATACCTATGAACAAATGATAGCTCAGCCTGTATCTCTTATATCTAACAATCAAATTGTTTGGGTACAGGACGCTGAATCTTTGTACAAAGCAACGGTAACATATGCAAATCCTCCTTTTTCATTTACTGATTCTGTAACCTGGAATGAATTCAACTTTCCTGGTGGAACTGGTGGAGTGGGTGATATCACGGCAGTAATTGCTGGAAGTGGTTTAACTGGTACTACTTTTAGTGGTACTGCAACTTTAAATATTGGAGAGGGTGATGGTATCACAGTATCAGCAGATACGGTATCTATTAATACTGGTTCGGCACACTTTGAAGATGGTGTAGAAAAAGTTGTAATAGTTACCACTTTAGATGGTGGAGATATATAATAAATAAAATAAGTTTTATACTTATATAAGATAAATCACTACATAGTGGTTTTTATAATGGGGCAGATGACTCCGAAATAATCAAGGTTTTCGTAAGACTAATTTTAAAAACAAAATAGGAAAAAAACATGGCACAAATTATTAGACACAGAAAAGGGGTCTTGGAAAGTGTTGCATCTGCTACCAAAAGAAAAGCGGAATTACTTGTAGTAACAGGTTCTTCGGCTGGAGCAATAGACACTGGTCTATTATTCGTTGGTATTGAAGGTGGAGAAGTAACACCATCAAATAAAATATTAACCGGAACAACAACACCAGATTTAACTGGAACTTCTTATGATACATCTGTTGATGGTATTCCATTTTATAATACCTCAGAAAATAAATATTACATCCTTAAAAAGGGTGGTAACGTAGAAATACAAGCAACCGCAAACACGGGTGGAACTGGTATCGTTTCTTCATCAGCACAGATTGATGGATTAGGATTCTTACAAGTTGATGGAGATTCAGTAGTATCTGGTTCTTCTCAAATTACAATTGGAGATACAACTGGTTTCTCTGCATTCTCTTCTTCATTAAAAGCAACTGATGATGCACAAGATGTAAGATTAGATAATTTAGAAACTTTCTCATCTTCATTAGGTGATGGTTTTGCAACTGATGCTGAATTATCTGCAGTTTCTGCTGCATTGGATTCTACAATCGATGCATTAACTACCGATGAAATTGCTGAAGGTTCTAACCTTTACTTTACTGATGCAAGAGTAAAATTAAAGTTAGATGCTGACGGAGTTATCTCTGGTTCAGAACAAGTACAACTTGGTGATGTAAGTGGATTTACTACTTATTCATCTTCAGTTGATTCTCGTACTTCTGCATTAGAATCTGCAGTTGGTGAAGGTTCAAACATTGATGGTAGATTATCTTCTTTAGAAGTATTCTCTGCATCTGCTGAATCAAATGATACTGAATTATTTGCAACGGCTTCTGACCACGAATCTAAATTAGATGCAATCTTATTATCTGCTGATGCTGATAAAGATTCATTTGCTGAAATCGTATCATTGATTAATCAAGTAGATACAACTAACGATGAAGCATTTGCAGCATTTGCTACAGCTTCAAACGCAGCACAATCAGTACAAGATGGTAGATTATCTGCTTTAGAAGCTGAAACTGGTTCAATCCAATCAGACCAAGATGTTCAAGATGGTAGATTAGATGATTTAGAATCATTCTCATCTTCATTGGATGCTAACTTTGAAACAACTGGTAGAGGAATTGCTTCTGGTTCTTCTCAAATTGTATCTTATTTAGATTCTGAAGATGTTAATTTGGGTGGTATCTCTGGTTCTTCTTTAGATATTACTGGAAACGCTAAGATTGATGGTAACCTTACATTAGGTGGAAACATTACTATTGGTGATGCAACTTCTGATACTATCGCATTCGGTGGTGAGATTACTTCTGATATGATTCCTTCAGTAAACGATTCTATTGATTTAGGTTCTGCTACTAAGAAATTGGCTGAAGTACACGCAACTAACTTCTTCGGTACTACTAATGGTACTGTAAACGCAACTAACAACATAGTTTCTTCTTCTGCTGCAACTGCAAACGTTGAAATGACTGTTTCTAATGGTGTTGTATCTGCTGAACTTAAAGGTGGTGTTGTATCTGGTTCTTCTCAAGTTGTTTCTTTACTTTCTGACCAAGCTACTGATTTCGGTACTGGTAGAGTAAGTGGTGATAACTTTGGTGATGAGGCAGGTACTTCAACTTTCACAGGTTCATTTAGTGGTGATGGTTCAGGATTAACTGGTCTTGTATCTGATTTAAGAATTTCAGGTTCAACTGGTAATGATACTATATCTTTACTTAATGACGATTTAACTTTCGCTGGTGGAACTGCAATTGATGTTGCAGTAACTGATAACACAGTTACAATTAATGCTTCTGATGCTTCTACATCTGCTAAAGGTATCGCTTCTTTCATAGGAGATGATTTCTCAGTAACAAGTGGTGCAGTTAGTATTAAAGATGGTGGTGTAAGAGCTACTAACTTAAACGCTGATGTTGTTGGAACTGGTGTATCTTTAAATGATGGTGATAACACTATTGAAGTAGATTATGGTTCAACTGCTGGAACTGCAGTACAAGGTAATACAACTATTTCTGTTAGTGGAACTGCTAACGAAGTAGAGATTACTGGAACAACTTCTCAAGCTTTAGGTGGTGGAGTTACTTACCAAGTAGGTTTACCTAATGATGTAACAATCGGAAACGATTTAACAACTACTAATGATTTAACGGTTGGTGGAAATGCAACTATTACTGGAAACCTTTCAGTATTAGGTACAACTACAACTGTTGATTCAACTACTGTACAAATTGGTGATAATGTAATCGAACTTAACTATGGTGGTGCACAAGACACAGCTGGTTTATTAGTTACTGATTCAACTGCACCAAACACTGCAAGTGGTTCATTAGTATGGAATGGTACAAACGATGTTTGGACAGCTGGTCCTTTAGGTTCTGAAAAAGAACTTGCAAGATTAAACGCTGCTCCAACTGCTAACACAGTTCTTAAAGCTGATGCTAATGGATTGTTAGTTGATTCCGTATTAACTGATGATGGTACTGATGCTACGTTTAGTGGTGATGTTATCGTTGATGGTTTAACTGCTTCTTCATTCTTATATGCAGATGCTAACAAACAATTAACTGCAATCGCACCTTCTAACGCTGGTGATGTAATTCAATGGAATGGTTCATCATTCGTTGCTTCTAACGAACTCGATGGTGGTACATTCTAATTAGAATATACTTTTTAATACTAAACCCTCACAGAAATGTGGGGGTTTTTTTATATCTTTTAGTTATTCTATACTTATATAAGTGGTAATGTGATTTTTGGAACCACAATTTCAATACATTTATATTTATATGTAATTAATTAGGAAGAATTTAATGGCAGCAATATTAAAATTAAGGAGAGGTACATCTACTCCCACCCTTGTAGAATCTGAGTTATTTTTTAACCAAAGCGATACTACACTAGAAGTAGGTACATCTTTAACAAATATAACATTAGTAAAAATAGGTGAAAACTCGGGTAGTATTTCATTTAGCGGTGATATCACCGCATCTAACTTATCACTAAGTGGTAATGCCAATATTAGTGGTAATGTGACCCTTGGTGGTAGTATTTATCTTGGAGATGGTGATTCGACTGATGAGATTATAGTAAATGCATCTTTAAGTGGTTCTTTAGTACCAGATACTGATGCATTATATGATTTGGGTTCAACTAGTTTTAGGTATAATAATTTACATGTAGTATCTGCTTCTATTGAAAACTTAATGGTTGGTGGTAGTGGTATTCTTTCTTCTTCTCAACAAATAACTGATTATAATATATTCCTTGAAATTAATGGTGATAATGTAGTTAGTGGTTCTTCTCAAATTAATGTAAATAACACACAAAACTTTACTCCATTCTCATCTTCAGTAGATATGAGATTGTTTCAGTTAGAAGGATTTAGTTCTTCATTAGATAGTATATATGCAACCGAAGATGAGTTAAATACTGCAACTCAATCTTTATCTGCGTCTATTACTATTACCAATGATGAACAAGATGTTCGTTTGGATAATATAGAAACGTTTACCGCATCGCTTGATGTAACTTATGAAGAAATTGCTTCTTCAACGCATACATTAGTTAGTGGTTCTTCACAAGTTGATTTAAATGATACACAAAACTTTACTCCATTCTCATCTTCAGTAGATACTCGTTTAGATAAGGTAGAATTTACAAGTTCTTTGAATGAAACAAATATAACTGAATTATTTTTTACTACATCTAACCACGAAAGTAGAGTAGTTGATTTAGAATTAACAGGTTCAGACCACGAAGATAGAATTGATTTATTAGAATCATTCTCATCCTCATTGGATAATACTTTTGTAACTGAAACAGAATTGAATGATGCAACTTCTTCTTTATCTGCATCATTAACCGAAACCGATGTTGATTTTGAAAGTAGAATTGATACTTTAGAAACAACTTTTAGTTCTTCAGTAGATTCAAGATTAACTGCACAAGAATTATTTTCAGAATCATTAGATAGTACATTCCTAAATACCAATGGTGATAATGTTATAAGTGGTTCAGACCAAGTAACTTCTTCATTAGATTTAAGATATTTAGAAATCAATGGTGATAATGTTATAAGTGGTTCAGACCAAGTAACTTCTTCATTAGATTTAAGATATGAAGAAAAGGCATCTGCTACTCATACTTTAATTAGTGGTTCAACTCAATTTACAAATGGAAGTGGAATACTTTCTTCTTCAAACGAAAACTTTACAACTTTCTCATCTTCAATTGATGATAGAGTTAATATAATTGAAACAACTTTCTCAACTTCGGTAGATTTGAGATTAGATGAGATAGAAACAACTTTCTCAACTTCGGTAGATGACCAACTTACACAGATACATGCATATACTTCATCACTTAAAACTTCAATTGATGTAAGTGGTACTGATTTAATTGTATTAGGAAACTTAACTGTTCAAGGAACTCAAACATCTTTGAATACTACTGAAACCTTTATTGAAGATAAAACTCTAACAATAGCAAGTGGTTCAACAACATCAGCAGAAGCAGATGGTGCAGGTATTATCATTGATGGTGCAAACAAATCAATTGTATGGAATCATACAGAGCAAGTATTTGAATTAAATACGAAAGTATCTTCATCTGTTGGTTTCAAAGGTGATGGTTCTGAGTTAGAAAACGTAACTGCAGTTGATGTAGAATATCTTAATGTATTAAACAAACCAACATTAGTTAGTGGTTCTTCACAAATTTCATACCCACTAATTTCTAACATACCAAGTGGAATTGTAAGTGGTTCATCTCAAGTAAACGCAGATTCAATTACTAACTTTGATTCCAATGTAAAAGATAAAATGAATCTTGATAATGTAATATCAGGTTCATCTCAAATACTTAATGGTAGTGGTATTCTTTCATCTTCTAACGAAAACTTTACTACCTTTTCAAGTTCAGTAGATAATCGATTAGATACGATAGAAACAACTTTCTCATCTTCGGTAGATTCACGATTGGATTTTATTGAAGGAGATTTCTCATCTTCGGTAGATTCACGATTAGAAGCACAAGAAATATTCTCGGCATCATTGGATAATGAATTCTTAAACACGAATGGTGATAACGTAGTATCTGGTTCAGAACAAGTAACTTCTTCATTAGATTTAAGATATGAGGAAATTGGTTCATTAACTCATACTTTAGTTAGTGGTTCATCTCAGATTGATGTAACTCAAACTAATAACATTGAAACTATTGCAACTACTGGTTCTAATATTTTTATCGGTAACCAAGAAATTACAGGTTCAATTAAATCAAGTGGTTCAGTATCATTTGAGGGAATCCCATGGCCATCTATTGGTTCCGAATCTCATATCCTTAAAACCGAACCATATACACTAAATTTATTATCTGGTGATAGAATATATGATTACGCTGGAATTGCATTAGAACACTATGAGGAATCCCCTGGTTATTATCATAATTCAATAGCTATTTATTCATTTGATAACCATGATACTCCAAGTTATGGTACTGAATTTAATGTAGGTCCATTACGAAATCATATGAGAGTATATCCATCAAGTTCATCTGAAGTTTTAGATGAATCTCATATGGCTAATATCTCTATTGAAGATTTACAAAATGGTGAAACACGTGGGTTATTTTACGCAGATAATTTACAGATAGGGGTATTTAACTCCGAGGCAATTACATTAGGTAATTCATCTTCACATATATACATAAACGGAACTGAACTTGTAACAGATACTCCGATTTCATCATCTAATTTTATATCGGCATCTTTCTTTATCGGAGATGGTTCTAAATTAGAAAATATTGTAGCATCGGAAATCACATACGAAAATATAACTGGTCTACCAAGTGGAATAGTTAGTGGTTCTTCACAAATTGATGTAACACAAACAACTAATTATAGTTCAATAAGACAGTATGATAATTCGGATAATACTGCACACTTAAATTCATTGGGTGTAATTTCTGGTTCAGTTTACTCATCTGATAATCAAGGTATTTTAATCTCAGATATCAATGGAATAGAAACAACAACTGATTTAGGGTTATCAATCACATCAGAACCAAGTTTTAGTGCAATATCTTTAACTTCATTGGCTGTTGATTTAAGTGAGACTGAATATACTGTATTACTATTGAGTTCATCCAACGAAGTTATTCAAGGAGAATTAGGTTCTGCTGCATTTTATCACGTATCTAACTCAATAGATGATGGTAACCCATTGGTTCTTGGTAATGCCGGTGCTGTTAAGACTTACGTAGATGCAAAAATTATTGCTGCATCCGCTGGTGATATTACTGAGGTAAATGCTGGACCTGGACTTGGTGGTGGTTCTACTATTGGAGCTGCAACTTTAAATTTAGACACTGGTTCTCAACACTTTATTGAGGGTGTAAATGGTATTGCACCAACTTTACCTGAAGGATTGGTTAGTGGTTCAGACCAAGTAACCCAATCATTAGATTTGAGGTATGTAACTAAAGAAGGTGATAATGTAATTAGTGGTTCTCTATTTGTTGAAGATATTGATGATGGACAAGAACGCGTTATATTTGAAGTTAATAACCGAGAAGCAACTATATTCCAAGTAAATAACGATATCTATGCAACTAATCATGGTGCGGAGATTATAATGAATCTTTCCAATGGATATGGTTTACTTGATGGTGATATCACAATTACTGGTGATTTAACTGTAACTGGTACAACTACAACTATCAATACTACTAATTTAAATGTAGAAGATAATGTAATAGAACTTAACTATGGTGGTTCTGCTACCAATGGTGGTATTTTAGTAAAAGATACTAATGGTACTCTAACAAGTGGTTCTTTATTGTGGGATAGTACAACTGATTCTTGGATTGCAGGTCCTTTAGGTTTTGAAACAAGAATCTTAACCACCGCAGATAATGTAATTACTGATTCAAATATTGATTCTAAGATAAAATTAAAATTAGATAATGATAATGTACATAGTGGTTCTTATTTAGGAACAGCAACTACATCTGATTTAGATGAGGGTATTAATTTATATTATAATGATACTCGTGTAAAGAATAAGTTAAATAACGATAGTGTTATTTCCGGTTCAACCCAAATTACCAACAATAGTGGTATCCTTTCTTCTTCAAATGAAAACTTTACAGATTTTAGTTCATCGGTTGATAGTAGATTTGGTGCACTTTCTACTGATTATAATGATTTACAAAATGTTCCAAGTGGAATTGTATCATCATCAACTCAAATATCAAACTTTAATACTTTCTTAGAAAAAAATAATAATGGTGTAATTAGTGGTTCCGAACAAATTGATGTATATGATATAGATAATTTTATTGTATATTCATCTTCGGTAGATGCAAGAATTGATTTATTAGAGTCATTCTCATCATCTTTAGATGCAGGATTTGTAACTGAAGCAGAATTAAACACTGCAACTCAATCATTAAAAGAATTTGTTGATTTAAAATTAAATAATGATGATGTACATAGTGGTTCTTATTTAGGAACCGCAACTACATCTGATTTAAGTGAAGGTGTTAATTTATATTACAATGATAATCGTGTAAAAACTAAATTAGATGCAGATGGTGTAATTAGTGGTTCTACTTTTACCACATTCTCATCTTCGGTAGATGCAAGAATTGATTTATTAGAATCATTCTCATCATCTTTAGATGCAGGATTTGTAACTGAAGCAGAATTAAACACTGCAACTCAATCATTACAAGATTCTATTGATTTAAAATTAAATATAACATCTTATACAACTGATTCTTCATCGTTTGATAGTAGAATTGATTCGTTAGAAGGAGTAACTTCTGAAAACCCACTAACATTTAGTGATACATCTACTATTGATTTAACAAGAGTAGGTGATACTATTACCGCAGATGTAATTGGTGGGGTAGTTAGTGGTTCTTCTCAAGTAATTGATATATTGAATTCTTTAAATTCATACACATCATCAAATGATACTTTAAATACTACTCAAGATGGTAGATTGGATAGTTTAGAAACATATACTGGTTCAGTTGATTCTTTATATGAAGAAAAAGCATCCTCTACTCATACATTAGTTAGTGGTTCAACCCAAATTACCAACAATAGTGGTATCCTTTCTTCTTCAAATGAAGATTTCACCACATTCTCATCTTCAGTAGATACAAGAATTGATTCATTAGAGGGTGATATTCATACCCACGCTAATAAAGCAAACTTAGATACTATAAATCAAGACCTTTCTACAACATCTAATATAACCTTTGGTGATTTAAATATATTGGGTACCGGTTCATTTGGTACAGATGTAACTATTTATGGTGATTTAACTGTATTGGGTACAGAAACTATAATCAATACTACCAACCTTGCTATTCAAGATAATATGATTTATCTAAATAGTGGTTCAATTGTAACTAATCCAGATTTAGGTTGGTCGGGTAACTATAATGATGGTGTTTATGCTCACGCTGGTATGTTTAGAGATGCATCTGATAATGGTATCTTTAAAATCTACGATGGATATACTCCTGAACCAGAAGGTGATATTGATACTACACATACTTCATTTAACTTAGCAGATTTACGAGTTAATAACTCATATGTTAATAAAATTGATTTTATGGTTGGTGGAATCTCAAGTGGTTCTATTCAATCAATTGGAGATGATTTAGGTATTGTATCTAAAGGAGGTATATCACTTGTAACTTCGGGTGGTGGAGATGGTGTATTAATTGATGCAGCTGGTAACACAACTATTTATGGGCAATTAAATTTACAAGAAGCGCCGGCTGCGGGTTCTACTCCATATGCATTAGTATGGGATAATACCGATGGTGGTGTTAAATATAGAACACTTGGTTCAAATGCATTTAATTCTACTGATTATTTGTCAGTTAATGGTGATAATGTTATTAGTGGTTCATCTCAAGTAGATGTAACCCAAACAACTAATTATAGTTCAATCAATCAATACTCCGATACAAAGGTAAAAACTAAATTAGATGCAGATGGTGTTATAAGTGGTTCGGATTTTACTTCCCCATCACAGGGAACCTTATCTGCGGTAATCAATGGAAATACTCAAAGTGTTGATTTAGGATTACAAACAACAGATGATGTTTCATTTAACACACTTAATATAGATGGTACAACACAATCCACAAATATAACAAGTGGGGCATTAATTGTTGATGGTGGTGTTGGTATTGCAAAAACATTAAATGTGGGTGAAGATATTGTTGCATATGCATCTTCAGATAGAAGATTAAAAGATAATATTTTACCAATTTCTAATCCTTTGCAAAAAATTAACTCAATTGGCGGATATAGTTTTGATTGGAATGTAGAAAAACAACATATTTATAAAGGTAAAGATTACGGAGTTATTGCTCAAGAAATTGAAGAAATTCTACCAGAATTAGTAGATACTCGAGAAAATGGGTATAAAGCTGTAAAATACGATAAATTAGTATCACTTTTAATAGAGGGTATTAAGGAGTTATCAACAGAAGTAGAACAACTAAAACAACAAATTAACAAATAGGGAAATAAGTAAATGGCTCAGATTATCAAATTAAAAAGAAGTCTTGTACAAGGTTCTAAACCAACCACCTCCGATTTATCGGCAGGAGAATTAGCAATTAACGTCTATGACGGTAAAGTATTTCTCCGTAAATCAGGTTCGGTAGATGAAGTACAAGAAGTAATTACTAACGATTATAGTGGTAGTATCACCATAGACGGTGCAATTACCGCTTCCTTCTTCAAGGGAGATGGTTCGCAATTAACAAACATAACAGTTGACCAGGCTGCTACTATTAAATCATCATTTACAGATTCATCAACTTGGGTAGTAACTCATAACTTAGATACTAATACTCCGTTAGTTCAGGTGTATGATATAAATGACTACCAAATCATACCACAAACATTAAGAATTACTGATTCAAATACAGTAACTATCACATTCCCTACTGTAGAAAGTGGACATGTTGTTGTTGGTAAAGGTGGACACATCGTTAGTGGTTCAATCTCTGCAGAGAACATTGATGGATTTGATAACTTAGTAAAAACAAGATTAGATGCTGAAGAAGTAGTAAGTGGTTCAACTCAATTTTTGGGTGATGTTACTGGTACTCCTTTTGCAACTGTTATAGCTTCCGTTGATGGAGGAGATATTTAATAAATTAGTAATAAACAAAAAACAAGGATAAGAAAAAATGATTATACACAGTCCCATAATTTCAGGTTCGTTAACGTTCGCAGATGGTTCTACTTTTACACTACCCGATGGTGGTAATTATAGTGGTTCTTTTAGTGGTTCAATACAAATCTCAGAAGTTCAATCACATTTAATACCAGATACCGCAGTAGCATATGATTTAGGTTCTGAGGCATTCCCATTTAGAGATTTGTACCTAAGTACTGCTTCCATTTGGTTTGGTGATAAAGGAAAGATGTCTTTTGGTAGCACTTCAACAGGATTCTCTATATCGGATGATGAGGGTATAGCTGTACCATTTGTAGCATCTAAACTTAGTTTAGCACCTGCTAATTTTGAACCTATTTCATTCACCTCATTTGGTGGAGGATTTTCAGTAGTAAATACACTTACATCAGAACCTGCACCAGCACAATTCTCTAAGTTTACTCTTAAACAAACAAGTGCTAGTTCAGGTAGTGTTGCTATACCTTCAAATGGTGGGGTTTCTTTCTTGAATGTGGGTGAATCGCAATGTACTTATTACTTTGTTGACAACGTATCTCTCTCTGAAAATTTGAATATTTCATATACAGATTGTAATGGTCAACCTCAAACTGCTAGTATAAATGCCAATACAAACAATCATGAAGTACAGGCACAAGAAGGTAGTATTGTACGAACTGGTGGAAGTGATAATTATAGAATAAAATTAGATAGATATGTAGGTGCAGAAGCATCTCCGATTGAGGTTGCTAAATTAACTGTAACTGGTTCCGCAGGAGGTGGTACAATTGTATCTACCGATTCTGGTATTAAGATAACAACCCCAGAAGATGAAACCCAACCAAAAGAATTACAAACTTCGGGATTAACATTAACTAATGATTCTGGTGTTGCTGGAACAAAAGTTACTGCTAATGCTGGAACTGGTCAAGTATCTTTTACTGATTTATTTGATAATTCTGTTGGTATTGTAGCTGAACAAGTAACTATACCACCTGCAAGCGGTTCTTCATCAACTACAACAACTGTTATTAGACAAAAAGAGACTGCCGATGGTGGTGGTGTTTCTTTCTTTGAAGTTGGTAGTTCTCAATGTGCTAGATATAGAATAATAAACCATTCTACACAACAAAATTTATTTTTCAACTATACTGATTGTGATGGTAACCCTGTATCAAGTGCTCAGATTTTAACATCTACAAGTGATATTGTTACTATGCAAATGGGTTCTTTCCAAAGAACTGGTGGTGGCAGTGACCATTACGATATTAAATTACTTGATTACGTTAACGCAGATTACGCTGTTGCTGAAATTAAACAATTAGAAATAAGTACGACTGGTTCTTCTGATAATATTGTTATACGTCTTGATAATGATGTGGTAGATGGTACACCAAAACTAATACTTAATGTAAGTGGCTCTGATGATCCCGCAGAACTTCAAACAGGTAATATAATAGTATCTGGTTCAAACGGAACTTCTACAATTACAAATGACTTACCAGGTGAAGGACTCGCTGTAACAGATGCAACTGGTTCTCTTACTCCAGTTAAAGCAAAAACATTTGAACTTGAGGACCCTGATAGTGGTGATATAATTACACTTAGTGTATCAAGTGGTTCATTAAACACTACTGCTACTAACTCAAGTGGTTCTACTATTGCTAACCCAAAATCTAATTTAAGTGGTTCATTCACGGGTTCATTCGGGTTAACTGGTGATATTACATCAGAAGCTGATTGTGTAAAAATTGGTACAGAATTAAATCCAATATGCGATATATATGCTACACGTATTACTGGTTCATTAAGTGGTACTGTAAATGGAATTAACATTGTTGATGTAAAAGCAAATGTTGATGCAATCTTATCTGGCTCTGCTGCTGATAAAGATTCATTCGCAGAGATTGTAAGTTTAATAAACTCAGTAGATACGACTAACGACTCGGTATTTGCTGGATTTGTAACTTCTTCAAATGCTGCACAAGGTGTTCAAGATGGTAGGTTAACTGCGTTGGAAGCCGCTAGTGGTTCTATTATATCCGATTTATCTTCACACGAAGGTAGAACAGATAATCCACACTCTGTTACCGCTACTCAAGTTGGTTTAGGAAATGTAGATAATACATCAGATACTAACAAACCAGTTTCAACTGCACAACAAACCGCATTAGATGCTAAATTAAATATTAATGATGATGGTGTAATTAGTGGTTCTTCTCAAGTAGATATTATAAATACAAGTGGATTTACTGTATTTTCTGGTTCATTAAAAGCAACTGATGATTCACTTACTAATAGAATTGGTGAGTTGGAATCATTCTCTTCTTCATTGGATGCAGGATTTGTAACTGAAGCAGAATTAACTTCATTATCATCTTCAATAAAATTTACTACGGATTTTCATGATGGTAGATTAGATGATTTAGAATCATTCTCTTCTTCATTGGATGCAGGATTTGTAACTGAAGGAGAATTATCGAATCTATCTGGTTCAATTAACTCCACAATTAATGCATTAACTACATCTGATATTGGTGAAGGTAGTAACTTATACTATACTGATACACGAGTTAAAACTAAATTAGATGCAGATGGTGTAATTAGTGGTTCATCTCAGATAACCATTACAGAATCTCAAATTTCTGATTTAGTTCATTATACAGATTCTGATGTTAAATTGAAACTAGATGCAGATGGTGTAATTAGTGGTTCATCTCAAATATCTTATGTTGGATTATCAAATATCCCAAGTGGAATTGTTAGTGGTTCATCTCAAATTGATATAACTGCAACTACGAACTACTCAACTGTATCTTCTCACATTTCATCTACTTCTAACCCACATAGTGTAACTGCTACTCAAGTTGGTTTAGGAAATGTAACAAATGAGAGTAAAACTACAATGTTTAACAACTCTACATTAACCGGAACAACTACCGTTGATAGTATTAGTTTTGATTCTGGATCTATAACCACCGATAGTGGTGATTTAGGAATTGTTGCACAGGGTGGAATATCCCTCGTAACCTCAGGTGGTGGTGATGGTGTATTGATAGATGCTAATGGTAACACTACTATTTATGGTGCACTTGCATTAGAATCTATTCCTCTATCTTCAGCTTCAACCAATATCTTAGTAGCTGGAGCAGGAAATGTTGTTTCATACAGAACTCTTGGTTCAAATGCATTTACATCTGATACTTACGCTCTTGATTCAGCATTAACTACTGAGAAAAATAGAATTGATGCAATCTTAACGGGTTCACAAGCAGATAAAGATTCATTTGCTGAAATCGTAACCTTGATTAACTCAGTTGATACAAGTAACGATTCTGCATTCGCTGGATTTGTAACTTCATCAAACGCTGCACAATCAGTACAAGATGGTAGATTAGATGCATTAGAAATAGAAACTGGTTCATTAAGTACTTCGATATCTAATCATATTGCTGATACTAATAACCCACATTCTGTTACTAAAGCACAAGTTGGTTTAGGAAATGTAGAAAATACGGCATTATCAACTTATACTGGTAATGGTGGAGCATTGGATAATCAATATATAACTAATGGCGCTGGATATACAACTTATACATCTAACCAAGCAACTGACACAACATCGAATGTAACGTTCGGTACTGTATCTGCTACGGGTGATGTTATTGCATACGCATCTTCTGATAAGAGATTAAAAGATAACATCGTAAACATTGAAAACCCAATTGAAAAAGTTCAGAAATTGAATGGTGTAACTTGGGATTGGAACTCTAACGCTGATGAATTACAACAATCTTTACCAAATGTAGGGGTTATTGCTCAAGAAGTTGAAGAAGTGTTCCCACAATTAGTTCACGATAGAGAGAATGGATATAAAGGTGTAGATTACGCTAAATTAACCGGTCTTTTAATCGAAGCTGTTAAAGAACAACAAAAACAAATCGAGGAATTAAAATCCAAATTAGGATAATACTCAAATAAAGGTAGATTTACCCTCCCCATTTCATATAAGTGGGGAGGTTTAAATCCTTATATAAGGATTTTTTTATTTCATATAATTATAATAAACTAAAATAGAAGTCATATATATGGCACAGGTAGTAAAACTAAAGAGAACCTCCGTACAAGGTAAAATACCGCTAACATCCAATCTCGAATTGGGGGAATTAGCAATCAATACCTACGATGGTAGAATATTTTTTGAAAAAGATGATGGTACATTATCCATTCAAGAAATTTTAACCACAAATTCAACAGTAAGTGGTTCCTTAACACTACAAGGCCAAATATCAGCATCTTCATTAAACATTTCAGGTAATACTACCATTGATGGTAACCTAACTATTGGTGGTAACCTAACCATTGGTGATTCAGATACTGATTCAGTTTCATTCAGCTCAGATATATCCTCATCATTTTTACCAGATTCCAATTTAGAGTTTGACTTAGGTTCAGATATTAAAAAATGGAATAATTTATACGTAGGAACTGCTTCAGCAGATTTTTTCGTTGGTGATGGTAGTGGATTAACAAACTTACAAGTATCATCAAGTATTGTAGAATCAACAACTGTAACTTCTTCATTTGATTCACAAACTTCAGTTGTGGTAAATCACAATTTTGATTCAAGAAATATAATAGTATCTGTATATGATGATTTGTACGAACAAATCATACCACAATCGGTAGTACTTACTGATAATGATAATGTTACTATTACATTCCCTTCAGTAGAAAGTGGTATTGTAGTAGTTGCTAAAGGTGGTCATATCATATCTTCAGATGCTCTAACAACATATCGTGTAGATGTTAGTGGTAATTCATCTTACGTAGTTTCTCATTCCTTAGATGAGAGTTATCCATTCGTACAAGCATGGAATACTGATACCAATAAGATGGAAGTTCCATCTGAAATAGAAACCACCTCAAATAATTCATTAACTGTTATGTTCTCCTCGAACTTTTCCGGAAAGATTATTGTGAAAAAATAAAAATATGTACGATGTTTATTATACTACTGGTGGAGGACCTTGGGTAAACGCGGGAACCGATACTTGGGTTAATATTTGGTTAGAAGAAATTGCACCAAAATTAAAAGTAAAACCAGTACTTCTTATACACAGAAACAAACCTAACAATTTTAGAGATTATGATTACCAATTTCCAATAGAAGCGCATTGGCATGGTGATGATATTAAAAAATTTGAAAAAATAATAAAAGATTGTAGAAGAATTCACATCCTTCACGGTCACTACAAACCAATGGGTGTAATTGAAGATAATAAAAAGAAAATATTTTCAAATGTTTTACATAATTCAGTAGACCATATTTTAAAATCTCAATTAGGAACTGATGCATCGTTTGCACATCATCCTTATATTGATTCTGGTTGGGAGCAAAACGTAAATAAATGGGCAAAACACTCTATTTGGGTTGGATTATATGATATCAGATATAAAAATAAAAATATACCTAACTTTTATGAGTTTAAGCAAAATAAACCCTTATTTGATTCAAATAACTTAGGATTTGCTGCAAGAAGTGAAGGAAGAAAAAACCCACATTTCTTAGATGGTAAAAAAGCATATGTTTTTACAGATTCTGTTGAATTTAATGGTGTATGGAAACAAGGTTTAAAAATGGATACACGTAAAATGAGAATATATCATTTTAAAGCAGAATTTGCTGAAAAATTTTATGATATGGACTGGGGAATATCCCATTCTTGTTTTACTAACGAACCATTTGGTTATTCTATATTCCAAGCAGTTGATTGGGGAAAATTACCAATTTTACATACGTCTTGGTGTAAAGATTTTGAATATCCATATCGAGCTTCATTCAAAAATGATTTCGATTATATTTATAAAGAGTTACAACAAACCCCCTACGAAGAAAAAAATCGGTATTTTTTATCATTAAAAGAATATATGGTTAAAAATTTTACTGATAAAGATAGATGGGTAAGGGAACTACTTAATATTTATAATGTATAGGAAAGTATTATGGCAACAAATTTATCATTAGCAAACCTCAGAGATTCATCAGCAGCAACTACGGCAGCAATTTCAGATGTAATGGGTTCTACTCCATCTGCAGGTTCAAACATTAGTTTTTCATCGTTCGCAATCACTTCGGTTGGTTCAATCAGCGGTTTCACCTATGGTGTAGAAAATACCTCTGAAAATTACACACTATCTTTTAGTGGAGCGGGTGGAAATCATGATGCTAGATTGGCTAGTTATGCACCAAATTTTACTTGGTCAGTTGCAGCTGGAACAACAATTAGTATTGGTGGTTCTCAAAATAAGACAGCAACGATAACATTCTCCGATAGAGCAAATACGGATACTAGATTAGCTGTTGCTTCAAACACATTACGAGTATCTTATAGTGAACCATTTAACCTTAATAATGGTGATGCAACTGGATTAGGAACAAATAAAGATAAAACTATATATGCAGTTGATTCTTACGATGGTAACTCAGCAGCATTATGTTTAACAGCAGATTCACCAATCCTTTTATCGGATGGTCAAATCATAGATGCGGGGGATTTGGAAGAAGGTGATATCTTAAAAGGTTATTCATTATCTGGATTAGGACAAGATTCTGATAGTGATTTCTTAAAATGGTCATCTTCAGAATTAGGTGAAGTATCTAAAGATGTTGTTGTAACCAATCTTACATATTCATTCGCATCAAGATATTATAATGTAAATGATGGTGAAATTACAGGAACAGCAGACCACCCAATGTTGGTAAAGGATTCAGTAGATGGTTTATATAGATTTAAGGAATTACACAACTTAGTAGTTGGTGATAAACTGATTAAACAAGATGGTAGTTCATTACTTGAAGTGGATGTAACATCTGTTACCTCAACTGATAGTACGGTGGAAATTGTTTCCATTGATGTGGAACAGGAAGATACTTACTTAGTAAATGGGTATATTACTCATAATAAAGGTGGTAATACTTTTAGTGATTTCGCTGGACCTTCTGCACCAACTATTACATACAACAACCCAGCTGGGGCACAAAACTCTAACTTGAGTTGGACAACACCAACTGCAACGGGTACTACTGGTGTAACTGATTATGATTTGGATGTTGATAATAACTCTAATTTCTCATCACCAGATGGAACTCACTCAGGAACATTTAGTGGAAACTCACTTAATGTATCTGGTCTTTCAACTGGTACTTGGTATGCTAGAGTAAGAGCAAGAGAAATGGGTGTATATGGTCCTTGGTCATCTACATTAACATTCTCTCATACATTTGAAAACTAATAAGTAAAAATAAATTTTACGTTTGGGATAAATCCATATATTTATATATATATAACATTAACAAACACAAAATATTAAATTAAAAAGTTATGGCGGAAGCAATTAAATTTACGGAAGAAGAAGTAAATTCAATCAATCAACTAAGACAAGATGTAGCAAGTGTGTTTACACAATTAGGACAAGTTGCTATTGAAAAGAAAAGAAGAATTACTGAAATTGAGGGAGTTGAATCTCAATTGTTACAAAAACATTCGGATTTACAACAACAAGAACAAGAATTGTTCAATGGTTTGAATGAAAAATATGGAGACGGAAATTACGACCCTACAACAGGTGAGTTTACCCCAACTCCAAAAGAAGATACTAAAGAGTAACTTTATTCTTCAGTATCTTTCATTATACTTATATAAGAGTATTATTATACAAAAATATTAACAAGGAGTAATAAAACATGGCAGAAAAGATTGTATCACCTGGTGTATTTACAAGAGAGAATGACCTTTCTTTCTTATCACAAGGGATTGGAGAAATCGGAGCAGCAATAATTGGACCATTCCATAAAGGACCTGCATTCGTACCAACCGTAGTAAACACCCAATCAGAATTTGAATCAATATTCGGTACACCGAATGGTGATTTCTACACGGGATATACCGTACAAAACTATTTAAGAGAAGCTGGAACAGTAACTATCGTTCGTGTTGGACACGTTGGTGGTTATTCTCACGTTGACCCAATTGCTATTAAAGTAAGTGGTTCAAGTGGTATTCAAGTTGTTGGTACTCTTAATGTAACTCACAATGGTGATGAATCAGTTGGTTTGCCTGATACTATTATCGATTCTCAACCATCTGCTTCCGCATTCTCTATTTCAGGTTCTGAATTAGGAACTGAAGTATCTGCATCTATCTTACCATCTGCTGGTAATGATTTATCAGATGTATTTGGTGAGAATGCTAGAGGTTCTAAAAATGCTTATGTTTACAATTACTATGAATCAGCAGCAACTAATCAATCTGATGAACTTACTGCAGGAGGACAAGTAATTTTAGAAACAATGCCAGAGCAAGATTTTGGTTATGATATCCAACATGCATCTACTCCTTGGATTCAATCACAACTAATTTCAGGTGAGAGAAGTAACTTATTCAAATTACACACTCTTGGTGATGGTTCAAACTATAACAAAGAATATAAAGTATCTATCTTTAATGTAAAAGCAGCAGGAGAGACTAACTCTACTGACTACGCTACATTCTCATTAATGATTAGAGGATATTCTGATACTGATAGAAGAAAATCTGTATTAGAAACTTACAATAACTTAACGATGGACCCTGCTTCACCAAACTATATCAAAAAGATTATTGGTGATATGAATGTTACTATTGATGCAAATGGTAAACAAACATTAAATGGTGATTATCAAAACCGTTCTCAATTCGTACGAGTTGAAACGGTTGAAGAAGGTTCATTCCCAATCACAGCAGGACCTTTTGGACATGAAGCTTATGCTAATACAATATTAGTTGCTGATGAAACTGAAGTACCTGCAGTAGTATTCTCAACAAATTCAGATGATAACACTGCTTCATCTGCTACATCATTTAGTGGTATTGATTTAGAAACTACTTTAGTTAAGATTGATAACTCACATTACCTTAAACCAATTCCTGATGGAGCTGGTGTAGGTTCTAACGTTGCATTCGCATTCGATTCTGGTGAATTATCTTATGAATTAACCGGTTCTGATTCTGCAGATGTAAATAAAAGACAATTTACAGTAGGATTCCAAGGTGGATTCGATGGTGTATCTCCGACCGTATCTATTGATAAAGGTTCTGATATGGCAGTTGGGAACTCCCAAGGATTTGATTTATCCACTTCAACCGCTAGTGGTTCAGTTGCATATGTAAAAGCAATTGCTTCTGTATCTAATCCAGATGATTTTGATATTAACTTAGTATCGGTACCGGGTGTAATTAGACAGTATCATTCTTATGTATTTGATAAAGTAACTGATATGGTTGAATCTCGTGAAGATGCATTCTTCATTGGTGATGTAGTTGGTGTAGATAGTACTATAACTGATGCAATAGAACAAGGTAATAATGTAGATTCTAACTATGTTGGAACTTACTACCCATGGGTTAAAACAATCGATTCAAGAACAAATAAACTAACTTCAGTTCCACCATCGGTATTGATGCCAGGAATCTACGCTTCTAACGATGCAGTTGCAGCTGAATGGTTTGCACCAGCAGGTTTAAATAGAGGTGGAGTTGTAGGAGCAGTTTCTGTTCTAAACAGATTAACTCACGCTGAAAGAGATACACTATATGAAGGTAAGATTAACCCAATCGCGCAATTTCCTGGAGAAGGTATCGTTGCATTCGGACAAAAAACCTTACAAGATAGAGCATCTGCACTTGATAGAATCAATGTTCGTAGATTGTTGATTAAAGTTAAGAAATACATCGCATCTACATCAAGATACCTTGTATTCGAACAAAATACGGCAACAACTCGTTCTAAATTCTTGAATACTGTTAATCCTTATTTAGAAGGAATCCAACAAAGACAAGGTTTATACTCGTTTAGAGTAGTAATGGATGAATCTAACAACACACCAGATGTAATTGATAGAAACATCTTGGCAGGGGCTATTTACTTACAACCTACTAAGACTGCTGAATTCATTGTAATTGATTTCAACATTCTACCGACTGGGGCTAGTTTCACCGCATAATTAAAAAAATAAAAAAACTATATTTATTAGTATAATAGGAGAATAAACAAAATGGCAGAAGTATTAGAATTTAACGATATGTTCTACACGAACTTCGAACCGAAGATGAAGAACAGATACATCATGGAAATTGATGGTATCCAATCTTATCTTATCAAGGCTGCAAACAGACCTTCAATTACGTTCGAAAAGGTAACACTTGACCACATTAATGTTAAAAGACAATTAAAAGGTAAAGGTGAGTGGCAAGATATCGAAATTACATTATTTGACCCAATTGTTCCAAGTGGAGCACAGCAGGTGATGGAGTGGATTAGAACCTCTCATGAATCTTTAACTGGTAGAGATGGATATGCGGATTTTTACAAAAAAGATGTAGATATCTATATGTTAGGACCAGTTGGTGATAAAATTGAAAATTGGAAAATCAAAGGAGCATTTATCCAATCAGCAAACTTTGGTAGTTTAGAATGGGCAAGTGCAACTGATGTAGCTGAAATTACTTTAACTTTATCTTACGATTACGCAGTTTTAGAATACTAATACTCCTCAATACTAAATATTTTTAAAAGGGTTCTCTTTGTGAGAATCCTTTTTTTTTCAACTTTTTTTAAATTATATATTTATATACAAACAAATTAAATAAAAGTTTATGGTGAATCATGATTTTCCAACGGAAGTAATCGAACTTCCATCACAGGGTAAAGTTTATCCAGAAGGACACCCATTATCAAAGGGCACAATTGAAATCAAGTATATGACTGCAAAAGAAGAAGATATACTTGCATCTCAAAATTTGATAAGAAAGGGGGTGGTACTTGATAAGTTATTCGAATCTGTGGTTGTAGAGCCTGGATTAGATATTGGTGATATTTTTATCGGTGATAAAAATGCAATCTTACTTGCAACTCGTGTATTAGGATATGGTGCAGATTATCAAGTAGAAGTAACTGACCCGTTTACATTAGAACAACAAAAAGTAACAATAGATTTATCTAAAATTCAAATAAAGGAAATGGATACATCTATTCTCAACTCAGATAATTTATATGAACTAGAACTACCTGTTTCAAAGAAAAAAATTAAAATAAAATTACTTACTCATAAAGATGAAATAAGTATCAATGCTGATATTCAAGCAATGAATAGATTGGCTAAAGGTAAAGATATTGTTTCTCAAGATGTATCAACTCGTTTAAGATATATGATACAAGAGGTTGATGGTAACACGGAACGAGGATTTATCAACAAATGGGTACAAAATAATTTACTTGCAAGGGATAGTAAAGCAATTAGAAACTTTGTGAAAGAAATTTCACCTGATTTGGATTTAAAATATGAGTTCACATCAGAAATAACTGGTGAAACGGAGGCACTTGATATCCCATTTGGGGTAGGGTTTTTTTACCCTACCGAGTGATTATAGTATTCAACTCCATTCTCAGATATGGGAAATGGTTAATTATGGAAATGGGTTTACGTGGTCTGAAGTTTATACGATGCCAATCCATTGGAGAAAGTTTTATTTTAAGAAACTTTTAGATGCTAAGAAAAAAGAAAAAGATGAATATGATAAACAAAATCGTTCATCTTCTTCAAAAGGACCTGGTGTAAGAGTGAGGAAGTAATTTCCTCACTTTTTTTTTACCCTATATTTATAGTAGTATAAAACTATAAAGGAGAAACTCCCTATGTCAAAAGAAAAGATAAATGAAGGATTATTTGGTTCTGCCAAAAGGTTTTCTGATGCATTTTTTGATGGATTAAAATCAAATGTAACTAATAATGCATTGAAAAAAGCAAAAAGTAGAAAAGATATACCAGTTCCTATTGTTAAAAAAATGGAAGAATTGGATAAGGCAGCCAAAGAATTGGAAAAGATGTTAAAAGACTTAGAATAGGAATTTTATAAATGGCACTCTCTCAAGCAGAAATAAATAAACTATTACGTGATGCTAACACGATAAAAAATGATGCAAAAAAGATACTCGATGATGAGGTCAAACGAACGGGTGCACTTGCAGATGAGATTAAAAAATCAAATTCCGCATACAAAGAAAAGGTAAAATTATTAAGAGAAATAAACCAACAAATCCAAAGTTCTCGTACCATAAGTAAAGAACAGATTTCTGATTTAATGCAACAAGAGCAATCTTTAAAAGGATTGACAGGTATTCAGTCATCATTTGTTGATTCTGAAAGAAAACGATTAGAGTATTCCAGAAATGGGTTAGATATGTACCCTACTACTGAAGCTAAATTATCAAGTATAGCTTCTTTAAATCAAGAATTATTAGGATTATCAGCAGAAGATGTAATATCAAGAGCAGAAATTATCAGACAGATAGAATCTCAAATGGGTTCTATGAAAAATCTTGGTAAAGATGCTCAGTATCTATTGGATATAGAAAAGGATAAATTTGAAACTGCTAAAAACATATCTGCCTTAACTGAAGGTGAACAACAACAATTAGAAAAACAAATATCTGCTTATAAATCAATTAAAGATACAATTGGTGGTGTTCTTGATACTGCATCTGCGTTATCTAAAACCGTAGGTGGTGTAGTAGGTTCATTGATAGTAGGCGCCGGTCATATTACTGAAGCTCTTGGTAAAACTACTCGTGAAATAGGTGGTTTTGTTGGTGGGTTAACTGGTGCAACTTCACAAGTTACCTTATTAGGAACTATATTTCCAAATGCATTAGATTCTGCTAAAGGGTTACAAAGTGAATTTGGTGGTATAGAACAACTTTCTTTCAGAACTAAGTTAAATACCTCTCTAATGGCTACTAATATGGGTATTAGTGGTCAAGAAGCAGCACAACTCACTGCTAATTTTGCAAGATTAAATGGTGGTTCTATTGAAACCGCACAAAATCTCGCCGAATCTACCAAACAATTGGCAAAAGCAAATGGATTAATGCCATCTGTGATTATGGCTGATGTAGCTAGTTCAACAAAAGCATTCGCTGAATATGGTGCACAGGGAGGACAGAATATAGGAGAAGCAGCAGTAGCTGCAGCTAAACTTGGGGTAAATATGGGTACCCTAACAAATGTAACTGATAACCTATTAGATTTTGAATCTTCAATTACCAAAGAATTGGAATTAGGTGCAATGTTGGGCAGAAATATTAATCTTAACAAAGCAAGACAATTAGCATATGAGGGAAAGATAGGTGCATCTGTAAAAGAAGCACTGAATCAAATGGGTGGTATTGAGGCATTTAACAGAATGGATATTTTCCAAAAACGTCAAGCAGCAGCTGCGTTGGGATTATCTACCGAAGAACTTCAAAAAATGGCATCCAATATGGATAAGTTAAATGATGATGGTACCATACAACTATCTACATTTGATTCTATGAAAGAATCACTTACCGCTTTTGCAACTGGGCCTCTTGGTTCTACTCTTAAAGGATTTGGTTCAATGGTAATTGCAACAGGCCAGATGAATACGGGGTTAAAAGCAATGGGAACTTCTATTGGTGGAGTTGTTAAAAGTATATGGAGAGGTTTAAAGGGGTTGGTAATGTGGCCAATAAATCTGGCAAAAGCAGCTGCTATTAGAGTGGGTGGTAGTATGGGTATTGGTAGAAACGTTGGTGCAGCAAAACCACCTCCATTACCTGATGTAGGCAAAACAACCGATACAATATCAAAGGTAAAATCGCCAAAGGCTGGAATTGGAAAATCATTAAAATCTCTTGCAGGTGGATTAAAAGCAATGGGTACTCCACAAGTTTTATTTGGTGCACTTAACTTATTACCAACTGCTTTAGGATTTGCGGCAATGACTCTTGGAGCTATTGGATTAACTGCAGTTGCATTAGGTGGTTCTGCTGCAGGTATTGGATTAAGTGGACTTGCGGTAGGTTTATCAGCATTAGGTGCAGCAGCACCTGTTGGTATAGTTGGGGTTGGGTTATTAGCAGCACTTGGTGTTGCGTTAATACCATTAACTTACGGATTATCTCTACTATCACCATTATTAGAATCGTTTGGAACGATAATAACGAGTGTTTTTAGTGGAGTTGGAACTATTATAGACCATGTAACTACAAGTATTGTAACTTTAATGGATAATATTACATTAGAAAAAGTTGCATCGATTGGATTATTATCTCTTGCATTCATGGGATTAGCAAGTTCGTTATATTTGTTAGGTTCTGCTGGTTTATTTGCTCTACCTACCTTATTAGGTATTGCTGCCGCATCTGCAGGAATTGCTATTGTAGCTGAATTATTTGGTTTAGGGGGGCAGAATGGTGGTGAAGAAGCTAGTGGTTTGGAAGATGGTAGTTTATCAGATTATCAAACACAAATGTTAGAACAAATGAAACTATTGATTGCAGCTACCTCAGCACCAAAAGATTTCATAATAGATGGCCAGAAATTTGGTAAATATGTGACTAAAAATCAAAGAAGAGATACAACTAATAACTTCCAAGTAGGATAGGGATAGAATAAAATGGGAAAGACACTCTTAGAACTATTTAAAGGTTCACCACAAGATAAAGCAGTTAAATCTGATACCGAAACACTCATCGAACAAGAAGTGAGTGGAATTCGTGTTAAATCACTTGTAGAGCTAAATAATCCTCTTATCTATGGTAATGAAGCAACTCGTATTGCACTCCGCTCAACTCCTTTATTGGAAGATATTAAATCCAACGCTAATGGTGGAACTGCAGCTGGTGGTTTAATTGGTGGAAAAATAAATCAAGCAAGAGATTTTGTTAATTCTACTATTGGTATACCCGAAACCCAAACCCCCTCGAGATTAGTTGATAAAATCGATGGAACCGCATCTAATGATAATCCATCTAAATCAATGCAAAAAAGATTGGATAAATTTGCTGAAAGAAATCCAAATCAGGTTAAAAACCCACATTCACAGATTCCAATTACTAAAGATATAATTGGCTCAAATGGTACGGAATTTGGGAAGTTTTTAAAACAATCGGGTGGTGGTAATCCAAAGACAATTGGTAAACAAGCACTTGGTAGTGGTATTGGTGTTGCAAAAGATAAACTAAGAGGTGTTTTATTTGGAGAAGGTCAAGAATCAGGAACTGCCAATGGTAATAAAGATTTTAAAGTAAATTATACAAGTAATGATAGAACGTATACTGATGTAAATAAATCCAAAAAATTAACACCCGATGAAAATAGTAGTGTACAAAAAGATTTAGAAGGAACTAAACTTGATTTATCATTAGTTTCTCCCATATATGGGACAGAACGAAAAGAAAGTATTGGTAGATTTGGTAAATCTGAATACGCATTTCAACAATTAAACGATTCAAACGGAAATCCTATATGGAATCAACCACAATCTAACTACGACCCATCGAATAGATATTCTTCTAACATAAATAACGAAGGTGTTGTTACACCATCACCCATCTCAACAAATAGTTTAGAAACTAAATATGGGATTGGTTCAAAAAATGATAAGTTAAATCAGTTATCTATAACTGATATTGAAAAATATACAATAGATGAGTATGGTAATCTTAAAGATGGTGATACTACCATAGCTAAAGATTTAATTCCATTTAATATTGGTAAAAGGGGTCAAACTAAAATACCATTTAGAGCAACTGTAACCGGAATTACAGAAAATGTATCTCCAACTTGGAACTCTAATAAATTTTTAGGAAATCCATTTAACTTCTACACTTATTCAGGAATAGAACGTAGTGTATCTTTCAATTTTAA